AACCGACCGCCGCCGCCGCTTGTGCTGCCTGAAGCGCGAGCGATGTTTTTCCGAGTGACGGACGCGCCGCGAGAATGATCAGTTTCCCGCCGGACAATCCACCGAGCCGGCGATCGATCAACTCGATTCCGGTCGGAGCGCCGACGAGTCCGCCGACGCTCGCGCGCTCTTGTGCTTTCTCGATGTCATCGAGCCCGGAGATCAACGCTTCGTTAAAATTCGTCGACGGCTTGTCGGTTCGATGTAGCGCTTCGAGCTTCAATTGTAATTCGGCGATTGCCGTTTTATCTCCGCCGACGAGCCGCTCTCGACATGATTCGATCTCGGCGGTCGCGCTTCGGACTGTCGCTCGATCGCGAACGATCCGCGCATAAGATTTGACGTTCGCCGATCCCGGCGTATCCATTGCGAGCGCGACAAGCGCGCCGAGTTCGAGATCCGACTCTTCGGCCAAACTAACCGCGTCGAATGCGTCGCCACGATTCGCGGCCGCTTCAATAAGCGACCACGCCGTCGAAAGAAACGCCGACGCAAAATCAGACGGTCGAACCATGCCGGCAACTTTCCAATACGCGTCGTTGTCTTGAATACACGCACCGACGACGGAGCCTTCGGACTGATCGTAATATGTCGTCACCATCGGCGGTCTTCCGGTATTTGTCCGAGTTCGTCGGTTCGTTTTGTTTTCGACTCGACTTCGTCGTTCCATAGTTCGCGATGTAGATACCGCGACGGATGCGGAATATATTTCCCGCCGTCTTTCGCCCACTGTGGATCGTTTTTGATCCGGTTCGCTACGTCGGCGATGATCATGTCGGCTTTTGAATCAAGCTTTTTCGTGATCCACTTTTGAAGCGCCGTCGCGCGATCTCTCTTGCGCGGATATATGTCATAAAATTCAGGAAAGCGCTCGTCGTGTTTCTTCTTCGCGGTTCGCTTCTTCGGCGGCGTCTTCGGCGGCTTGAGTTTAAGTTGAACGGCGGGATCCTCGACGGCTTCGCCTTCGTCATTGATGACCCGAATAAAATCGAGATCGAGAAGCATTGAGAAATCCGGCGGCTCGGAAAGATAGCAAGCTCGCATCAAATAAACTTCGTCGAGCGGAATCCGGTTGTTGCATCGTGAAGCGATCAACATTAACGCGATCATGAGAGCGCGATTCGTGTCGTCGCATGAGACCCAAGTTCGCGACGTCAAGATCTCGTTGTGAAGTTTAATCCACGGCGGCGGATGCCGACAAGTTTTGTAGTGTTGGAAGTCGGACCAATTTCTGATTTTCAAAAAGTTCAAGCGTTCGCTGTCCCGTTGTTGGTCGTCGGTTCAAATCGGCGTCGACTTTAGTTGAAGTCATTCTTTCACGCAAGCTTTTTCGTCTCCCCCGAAAAGCGCGAAGCGCGCAAGGGTTTTATATCTTTATCTTCTTCTTATCTAGTTACAAATTGATAGCAGTTGCTAGACGATCGGAAAAACGCTCGGGCCACCCAATGACTTACGAAAAAAAACTGTCGTGTTTTTGCGGCCGGTTTCACGCGCCGTTTTCTCGGTTTTTCCGTCACTTAAAAACGTGCTAAGTTTTTATAGCATTTGCTAGACGATCGCCATTTCCCCCGGCATAACAAGCGCTTATAATGCTCCGCCGCTTTTGTCGTTTCACCCTACAAAAACAGGGATTTCGCGCGGCTTGCGTTCGTGAATTACATCGATTAAAGTCGACGCCTCGACCGAAGACCAGAGGATTAAACGACCATGCTTACGACTGAACAACTTGAAAAACGAAAGACCGGAATCGGTGGATCCGATGCCGCGACGCTTCTTTATTTGAACCCGTACAAAACGCCGTACGAACTTTGGCAAGAGAAGACCGGGCAGGTTATCCCCGAAGATATTTCCGAGAAGTTTGCGGTCAAGCGCGGCAACGATATGGAAGCGCTTGTTTGCAAATGGTTCTCCGAAGAGACCGATCTCGTTGCGCATCGCGTCAACAAAACTTTGACGAATCCCGACTTCCCTTTCATGGTAGGACATATCGATCGACGCATCGTCGGAAAGAAAGAGGGACTCGAAGCAAAAACCGCGAATTGGCGCATGGCGATGCACTTCGGCGAAGCCGGAACCGATGACGTTCCGCCGTACTATTTGATTCAATGTTTACATTACATGATCGTGACCGGTTGGCGAGTGTGGCATCTTGCCGCCGACATTGGTGGCGACTTCAAGATCTATCGGATCGAGTATGACGAAGAACTCGGGAACTTTCTATCGGAGAAAATTCGGACATGGTGGACCGATCATATCTTGAAAGGCATCGAGCCGGATCCGAAGACCGGAGTCGAGATCGATCTCGCATATCCGACGGCGACACAACTCGCGATCGATGCGTCGGAAGAAATCGCATTGATCCACGGCGAACTGAAAACAGTTCACGCCGAGATCAAGAAGCTCAAAGCTCACGACGACGGACTTCGAAATCAAATCAAGGCATCGATGGGAGACGCCGTCGCTTTGATGCACGACGGGAAGAAGATCGCGACGTGGAGTAACTCGGATCGCTCGCAGTTCAATCGCAAGTCATTCGACCAAGCTCACCCCGGACTATACGAAGAGTATTCTTCGCCGAAGTCGATCCGAACGTTCCGGCCGAATCTTAAAATCACCGAGGAACCGAAATCATGACCGACGACACGAAGCAAGTTGCGACCACAGACAAAGCCGAGAAGTCGGTTTCCCTGATTCAAAAGTTCGCAGGAAAATACGGGCTCGATCCCGCCATAATGATGACGACTCTCAAGTCGACTGCGTTCAAACAGAAAGGCCGGAACGCCGTCGAGATCACTAACGAACAAATGGCGGCGTTGATCGTCGTCGCGGATCAATACAACCTCAATCCGTGGACGAAAGAGATTTACGCCTATCCCGATCAGGGCGGAATCGTCCCGGTCGTCGGCGTCGACGGTTGGGCTCGGATCATCAACGAGCATAAAGCCTTCGACGGATTGGAGTTCGTTTATTCCGAAGACATCGTGAAGAACGGCGAACATAAGGATTGTCCGTCGTGGTGCGAAGTCATCATTCACCGATCGGACCGCGCGCACACCGTCACCGTTCGCGAGTACTTCGACGAAGTGTACCGGCCGCCGTTCGTGAAGAACGGAAACACGATCAAGGGACCGTGGCAAACGCACACGAAGCGGATGCTCCGTCACAAGGCTTTGATTCAAGCCGCGCGGATCGGCTTCGGGTTTGTCGGGATCCATGACGCCGACGAAGCCGAGCGAATCATCGAGGCAGAATACGAAGTTGTGGACGCTCCCGAAGTGAAAGGCGACACAACGACGAAACGGATTAAGTCGGTCCTCGGCGTCGGCGAAGCGGCCGAAGAGCCGCCGGCGGACGTAGACAAAGCGACGGGCGAAGTTATCAGTAAAGACACGGAAACGGGAGACGGAAACAATGCTCAATAAAGTAATGATTATCGGGAACCTCGGCGGAGATCCCGAGGTTCGATATATGCCGAGCGGAGACGCTTGCGCGAACTTCAACGTCGCGACTTCCGAACGATGGAAAGACAAGCAAACCGGCGAGCAACGCGAGCGGACCGAGTGGCATAAGATTGCGTTCTTCGGCCGCATCGCCGAAGTGTGCGGCGAGTTTCTCCGCAAAGGATCGAAAGTCTATGTCGAAGGCTCGCTTCAAACTCGCGAGTGGACCGACAAAGAAGGCGTGAAGCGCTACACGACCGAGATCAAAGGCCGCGAAATGAAAATGCTCGACAAGAAACCGGAAGGCGGAGCCGCGCCGCGCAGTTCACAACCTGCGAACTCGACGGGCGATAGCAGTTCACAACCTGCGACCGCCGGCGAAAGTAGCGGGCAAGCGCCGCACCCCGACGACTTCGACGACGATATTCCGTTTTGATGCCGACGCAAGGGGATATGCTTCGAGATCAGGCGCTTTGCCGATTGACGGCGTCAAGAAATCGCAAGTGGATCGAATACGCCATCGACATCGGAAAGCTTGTTTCGCTTCGATGTTCCGAGTTTACTTCGGACGACATCTGGAAAGCGTTAAATCCCGATCGGCGACCGTCCGAACCGCGAGCAATGGGACCGGTCATGATGCGATTGCAAAAGATCGGCGTTATTGTGGCAACGGATCGAGTCAAAAAGTCCGACCTTCCACAATGTCATTCCCGGCCGAAGCGAGTTTGGAGAACTGTTTAATTTTTCTGGCGCGATCGGCGGCCGGGTATGTTCTGGGCGATCATATCCGGCCGCAAAGTGCCGACCTGAACATCAACAAACCGAGGAACCAAAATCATGACAACCGACATTGAAACGATCCCAACACCGGCCGCCGACGAAGTCGTCACCGCCGTTCAAAAGTTCAACGCAACCGAAGCCGGCATCGCCGACTTGACCGAGAAATACGCCGGCGTGATTTTCGACGTCGACGAGTCCGACGGAATGAAGGCGGCGCAAGCGGCTCGCAAAGAGATCCGGCGTCCGCGCTTCGCGATCGAACACGTTCGCACGGCGGCGAAGGCTCCGATTCTTGCGCTCGGGAAATCGATCGACGCGGCGGCGAAGTCGTTAACCGCCGCATTGTTCGCGCTCGAAACTCCGATCGACGATCAAATCAAAGACGAAGAGAAGAAGATCAAAGACGCCGAAGAAGCGAAGCGTCGAGAAGAAGAAGAACGCATCGCGGCGATTAACACGCGAATCGCGTTCTTCGGTGAGACGTTCGAGAAAGCGAGAAAGGAACAAGCGAACTCGGATCTCATTGTTCAATACATGGACGACCTCGACCGAATCGAGATCGAAGGCTTCGAAGAATTCTCCGACGTCGCGGCATCGCAAAAACATCACGCAATGAAATCACTCGGCGCGCTTCATGAAGAGATGTTGAAAGCCGAAGCGGACGCGGCCGAGCTTCAACTTCTCCGTGAAGAGAAACAAGAGCGCGCGAAGCAACAATTCGCCGAGCGACAAGCGTTACTCGACGAATCGATCGAGGGCGAATACGAGAAAGAAGACGTCGACGGATCGATCGGCGCGCTTCCGCGAACGCAAGCCTCGACCGATTGCGGAGATCTCGACGCCGGCGAAGCGACCGTTCTCGGCCTGAAAGAAATCGTCGAAGAGATCGGACCGCAAACTATCGAAGAAGTGAAATGGTTCCCCGGTCGCAATTCAATCGTTGCCGCCCTCGCGAAAGCGTTCGGCGTACCCGAGGCACTCGCGAGCGAATGGATCGATCTTTGTCATCACGAAGTCGTCGACGAACCGTCGGCGCTCGACAAAATAAGATCGGCGCAACCGCTTTTCTAACCGAGGAAAAATAAATGCTTACTTCAAGAATGCAATTCAAACTAACGAAGGCCGCGAAAAATCGCGTTCTTCGATTGTTGTCGAAAGACAATTCGCTCGACGTTTGTCTCAAGCGTTTAACTCGAAATACTTTTCGGTTGACGGCGCAATGCGACGGTTGCGACGTGTTCGAAATGAACGTGATAAAACTCAACGTCGGCGACGAGTTTGTCATCGACGGATTAAAGTCGGTCATCGACGCGTCTAATTTCTAGCGTTACAATGAACAGGGTTCCGCTTCGCATTCGACGCTTCACGGCGTCGGGACTTTTGGTCGGGTTCTTTGCGAAGCGCGGGTTTTTGTTGGCCGGTTTTCCCGCTCGTGAAAAATAAACCGGCGTCTTTCGGTCTCCGAAAAGTACGCGCAACCCCCGAAAAACGTGCGCAAACGCGCGCCGTTGCGCCATTTCCGCCGCAAGATCCGAAAATAATTCGAAATAACTTCGGCGCTGAAAGCCTTATGCCGTAAGGGTTTGAGCGCTTCTTCGAATACTCGGCCCAAATATCTACCCGTTGGGTATTGCCACGGATCCGCTTTGGCCTTAAATTTCACCCATCGACCAACCACTCACGAGCCCAGACCATGACCACACACGAACCCGCAAACATTATCGAAGCAGTTCAACATTCCACGCGATGCCTGAAGAACGTTCTCGTCGGCGGTTGGAATATCGAATGCATGAGATTCGGAAAAGTCGTCCACATTCAAACGATCCGACGGATTCCGAAAATCCACAACGATGGCCGCGTTACGATTCGCAATTACGGAGAAGATCACGAGATCTTCGCAACGAAGCACACGATCCCAGACGGCCGCTTCTTCTTTACGTTCGACGTTCGGTAAAAACCAATGCCTCGCGAACTCCATTTCGTTCAAAGTTATTCGGCGGACTTCGATAACCGGTCCGTCGACGTGACGATCAGAACCAACGGCGGGACATATCACGCCGTCGAAATTCTCACATACTGGAACGACGGAACAACCGACCGCGAAGTTCGCAAATGCTTCAGTCGTAGCAAGGCGACCACGATCGCCATTTATATGACGACGAAGACTTACCTGTAGGAACCACTACCATGACCGATACAAAGACCATTGAAATCACGATCCCGGCATTCCGAACCGGCGTTCTCTTTCGCAACCTCAAGCGACTGAATAAGAAAGCCGCCGTTCAACGCGCCGGCGAATTCTCCGTGAAGCTCGGCGACGAAAGAATCTCGAAGCAACCCGTCGACCGCGCCGGCGAAATCACATACGTTCCGGTTCGCGTAATCGACGTCGAGATCACCGGCCCGTCATTCTCGATCGAAGGCTTCGAGTTCGTTTGTCTCGCCAAGCTCGAAGACCCGAATCAATATTTCGATTTTAACGCCGACGGCTTCGACGGTTACGACGAGATCACGAGCGCTTGCGATCATTGCAAGACGAGCCGCTACCGGAAGAACATCTTCGTTCTTCGCAATCTCGAAACCGGCGAAACGAAGCAAGTCGGAAAATCCTGCGCGAAAGACTTCTTCGGATACTCGCCCGCCGATGCTCTCAAAGGCGCGGGATTTTGGAACGACGTTCGCAATTGGGAAGACAACGATCGCCAGTGGATCCGAGAGACTCCGTCGAACTCTCTTCGTCATGTCGTCGCCATCGCGATCGACGTTATCGGCGAACACGGTTACGTATCGCGCGCCAACTCCGAAGACGAATACGGCGAGCCGATCAGACAAGCAACGAGCGACCGTGTAAACGCGAGCATCTACTCGCCCAACAAAGCGAACCCGTTGCGCGGACCTTTCACGAATGAGCAATACGCCGAAGCCGACGTCGTCATCGATTGGGCTCGCGGCGAATTCGTCGATCAAGGCAACGACGGAACCGACGGCGGACCCGACACTCGATCGAGCGACTCGTTCGTCTTGAACGTCGCCGGCATTCTCGACGCCGAGAACGTTCCCCAGAACATGACCGGGTTCGCCGCTTGCTTGCCGGCATTAAAGAAGCGCGGCGAAGACCGGAAGGCCGCCGACGCCGCGAGCGCAAACTCGGAACATTTCGGCGAGATCAAGAAGCGCGCCGAGTACGAATTCGAAGTGATCTCCGAGAACTTCTTCGACAACGACTTCGGTGGAACCACGCTTTACACGATGTTGATTTCCGGCAATGTTGCGAAGTGGTGGAGTTCGACTCATAATCTCGAAGTCGGTCAAAAGGGAACCGCGAAGATGACCGTCAAAGACCACGACGAATATCACGGCGTAAAACAGACAATCGTAAATCGAGTCGCAGTCGCGGCGTAATGGGAGACCGCATGAAGTAGCGAAACAACAAATCGTAACCCTCGGCCGGCGGCCTGAAAGTCGCCGGCCACTTCAAAGGAACCGAACGAATGAAATCACCGACGAAAGAACTTTGCACGTTTGCGAAAAGTCTCCCCGACTTGTCGTCCGACGAAGCGCGGTCGGTGATTGGAAACGAAGCGAACAAACTCGCTTTTCCGTCGCATCCGGTCTTCGGCCGGAACGTCAAACTCGCCGCCATATCGAAGGCGTTCAAAATCGCGACCGGTGACGATTTACACATCGGACTATAAAGGAACCCAACGAATGAAATTGAAAATTGAAATCGACATCGGATGCCGCACGACTGGCGACCGATTGACCGCCGATCAAATCTCCGAGATCTTGACGCCGATCGTTGTCTCGGCCGCCGACGCCGATCCGCTTTACCGAACGATCTTCGACAACTGCGAACGACCGATCGGATCCGCTCACGTTTACCACGAGCCGACGAAGTGCGGTCGTTGCGGTCGCGAGCTTCACCCGGCCTTTGATGAATGTCCATGCGTCCATGAGTGTCCGTGATGTTTGCGGCGATGCGACTCTTGAAAGACATCAAATTGACGACGGGCGCTCGTGTAGCGCTCTCTGACGTCGACGACGGGTGTATTGGTATGATCCCCGTCTATGACTCGCCGAAGGCCGCTCGCGCAAGCTACGGAGCCGACGTCGAGATTTTGGAACTCTACTCACAGCAAAAGAAACCGTCGTGAGATCTTGCCTCAAAGTGTGGTGCGGTTGGTCGAATATGAAAATCATCGACGCCCGATACCACGGCGCGCAAGAACTTCCCGACGGAGAACACGTCCGTTGCATCTGTGGACGCAAATTGAAAAAGAGTCACGCCGGCTTCGGAGCCGGCTTCACCATCCCGAGACACAACCAACCAAAGGAACCACGACCATGAAGATGAAGCTCGTTCGGTACAAAGGAAAGAACGCCGTCGGCTCGAAGTCATCGGGAACGGTCGTCGCCATTCTCGGCGAAGCGAAGCGACTCTATACTCCGCTCGTTTGGATCGACTCGCCGATTCGATTGCGCAAGATCTCGAATCACGAAGTCAAGAATTACACTTCGGAACTTCACGGCAAGTTGTCGACAGTCAAGCGCGCCGCTCGAACGATGTTGAAAGCCGGAAAGCGACTCAACATCACGAAGGCCGCACGAAAGTTTTTGAACGAAGCGGCGAAGTCATGATCGAAAATCACATGGTCTTACCGTACGCCGACGACGAGCCCGAGACCGTTCGAGCCGAGCCGGATCCCGACGAAGTTCACGACGAGATCCGGCAAGATCGGCTCGACGAAACGGCCCGAAAACGTGCGGAAAACAACCGGAAAGTTGCCGCGAGACCAGTTCGCGGCCTTTCTTTTTGAATCCCACAAGCCGCACGGCATAAGGCTTTCAGGAACCCCGGCCCCGGTCGGGGTTTTTATTTGCCTCAAAAGCTTGCCACCACCCAACGGGTACGCGTAAATTCCACTCATCGACTCACCCAATCACGAGACCCGACCATGCCCCACGAGTGGAACAAAGTAGGAACCGGAACATACGAAACGGGCGACCGCCAGTTTCAAGCGCAACGCCGCGAAGACGACGGCTTTTGGATGCTTCTTCAACGCAACGACGACGTCATCGGAAATTGGGAGTGGTGTCAAACTTACAACCTTTTGCGCGACGCGAAAGCCGGCGCAAAATGGATCGCAGAAAACTCTTAAAGGAACTCGACCAATGGCAGACCGACGAACAAATATTCAAGCATGGAAATCCGACCGAGATTTCTGCACGACGACCGAGACCGGCGAACGATTACGTTGGGGAACGCTTTGCAGCGAACACGACTTCGACGGCTTTCAAGTCATTAAAGTTTTGAACGCGACTTGTGGCGGACAGTGCAACGGACAAGGCGGACCGGCCGAGTGGTTGACCGTCATCGACGGCGAAGTGGTCGGAAGCGAAGAGACGAAGCGTCGCGCCAAGTTGATCGGCGACGCGATCCGCGACGGACATATCGAATCGACCGGCGACACCGGAGCGCGCCTCGAAGGTTATCTCGTAAGCATGGCTATCTGGGATTACGAAGGCGAGCCGCCGACCGACGAGCAACGCCGCGAAATCGATCACATCCTGAGAGACTGAGAATCATGTTTAAGACCGGCCAAAGAATCCGACTCCAACGCGAAGCGATCTACGCTCACAACGCGATCGGCGCACGACTCCGCGAGATCGAAAAGACGATCGCGGAAGTTTTGGAATTCGACGGCGCGACCGGGATCCGGTTCGATGGATCCCGGCGGCTTTTCCGAGTGAGCTTCGACGGCGAGTTCGTCAACTCATTTCACCCGACTCCAATCAAGTACAGGATAATCTAATGCGACTCACGTACTGGCATATTCAATGTAACGACGACGCCGATTGCTATTCGATCCGCGCCCGAACAAAACGCGCCGCGCTTGCCGAGGCCGCGCAACATTGGAACACCGATTCTTTCGACGTCGACTCCGTTCATAAAGTCACCGTCGAGTATACCGACGGCTTCGATCTTCTCGACCAATGCACCGGCGAAGGCGGAGCATATTGGGAACACATCACGACGCGGAAACCCGGAGACCCGGAACCGCAAAAACTGATCACAGACCTCGACGTCATTCACGAAGACTATTAGGAACCACGACCATGACAACACGACTCGACAACTTGCTCTCTCGCGAAACCTGCTTCGTCAACTTCGACGATCTTCTCTCGGCTCGCGGCGGCTATCGCCCGACGATCGACGTTAGCACCGAAGACCGACTCGAACTCGCCGACGCTTACGACGAAGCCATGACGAAGCGCGGAGATCTCCGTCGCGCATTCCGAACCGGAAGAACGCCGGAAGAACAAAAGATCAACGAACAAAATCGCAACCGCCGCGCATACGAAACTCGGAACGGTAACGAGTTGACGCGCGCTCACGCCGACGCCTTGCAAATGAATTTGAACTTCGACATCGATCACGAAGTTCTCACCATGACGCGCCGCGAGATCGTTGCGGAAATCGAATCGCTCGAACGCGACCTTCTCATCTTTAAGCGCGAAGTTCGGAAAGTCGGGCAAGATCCGATCGGAGCCGTTTCAATCGTGCGGAAGAATCTCGTCGGCATGAACCGACTTCTCGGCCGCGCGCCGTTCGAGAGTCAAGCTCAATTCGCGCAACACGTCACGAAGCTTGCTCGGGATTGCATGGCAGACGCCAAGCGCGAACCGAATCGATTTCACTTCACGCATCGCGGCGTCGAAGTGATCGGGCTCGACAAAGACGGCGAGCGGATCGGGAGTCATTGGCCGGAGTTCCTCGAAGTTAATCAGATAAGCGGAAAGGCGATCGCGCGTTGCGCCGATACCCTGAAAGGATACGACGAGAACGTCGTCGCGATCTCCGTTCAAGGCGGCCTCGACGCGCACGATTCTTTCGCCGACTTCATGGCATCGCACCATCTTATGAACGACTCGGCGTTCGACGATTACGAACCGAATTATTCTTGTTGGGACAGTTCCGACGCGCCGATCTCACTCTTCAAATAAACGACCAAAAAGGAAACGACATCATGACAACGAAAATCATTCAAAGCGCTTGCCGAGTTCTCCGCCGGCGCATTCGGTTCGAGACGGCTTGCCTTCGTCTTCCGACGACTAACTTTCCCGCCGAAGACACCGAGGCAATTCAAGACGCAACGCTTCGCTATGTCGCGTCGTGGGTCGAGCCAATTATCGACGCGATCGAGATTAACGACACCGCGTTTCTTCGCGACTTCTTACAATTCGAGCGCGGCGCGCATCGCGGATCGGAGTCACCGGCGCAACGTCGAGCCAGCGAAGCACTTTTGAAGAAGGCAAAATCATGAGACACCAACGACCAAAAACTGAAATCACGGCCGAGATCTCGATGCTCGAAAATGCGATCATCTTTAACAACGCGCGGCAAGCGGACTTCGAAAAAGATCTCGCGAATTGCAAGCGCCAACTGTACGACATCGGCCGCGAGTTGACGGATCGAAAGCGCCAACTTGAAACGCGCTCGAACTTCGACGCATTGATCGCCGAAGGTTTCTCGCAACAAACGATCGACCTTGCGTTCGACGTTCTCGCCAGAATGAAGCAAGTTAAAAAGCTTCGCGAAGGTAGCCGGCAAGCTCGCCGATGTTTTAGCGCGGTCAATTTCTTTTGTTCGAATGGCAAGTGCTTAAACGAGCGATGGGAACGGGACCGGGGATGGAGCGCCGAGAGTTTCGAGCGCTCGCTCTTGTACGATTGCCGGCGCGGACTCGACAATGACACCGGCGACAAAGCGCTCGTGTTGCGGGACCGGGTAATCAATCGCGAAAACGACTTCGACAACGCTCGCCGAGTTCAGGCAAACGCCGACGCGATGGACGGAGAGACCGAGACTTATACGGACAAGCGCGGCGCTCCGGTAAACCACGCGGACAAGCCGCACGAAGGCATCGCCGGCGTTCCGGGTTTGCGAAAGAACCTTGAAGCCTGAACTTAGAACTTGCAACACTTGTCACCGGGACCGGGAAGAAGATCAATTCCACCGGGACCGGACCACAAGAGACGGCTTCGCCTACGCGTGTATCATTTGCAGGAACACCGCACAAGCGGAGCGGAAGTCGGGAGTAACGGAGATCAATCGATTACTTCGCGAATGGAAAACGAACGCACTTGATTGTCTACCCTTTGGGCGATTACACTTCGCCCAACGGGTAGCCGGAGAACTGGAAAAATGATCGAAGCAAAACTTCAAACTCAAAGCGTACCGTGCGCGAGTTGCCGATCGGAAGACGAGCGGCTCGTGATCATGGTCAAAACGGATATACGAATCGACGAGTATTGCCTTTCGTGCGCTTGCGAATTGACGACGAAAGTTCAGCGACTCTTGAGCGAAGCGCCGGCGTCGGCATGATGACGAACAACGAACGCCTTCGGGAACTGATCGCGAAATATAAACTCGACCGCGAGAACGTCGCGGAACTTTTACACTTGCCGCTCTCGAAGTCCGGGCAATCGGCCGCCGTAAATAAGTGGCTTTCTTCGCCGGCGGATCCCGGCAACTTCCGACGGATGTCTGACGCGATGCTCGAACTTCTCGAATTGAAACTCGGCGAGCGCGAACTCGTGGTCGTCGAATATATTTAGGTGGATCCACCTAAAAACCGGGTATTTCGACGAGAGCGCCTGAGAGCCCGCTCACGGCATTTGCAAAACTAGCCCGCCACTCCCGTACCGGTAAACCGCCGGACCCACCGTCAAGGCACTTTCCCGGCGTCCTGAGATCAGACAACGACCCTCAACACGGTTTCTTGCGGCCGAACCTTGAGAGCCGACTTCGTGTTGTACGATTCGAGCCGCTCGTCGATGTTGTAACCCTCGACGCCGTCGACATTCTGAAGATCGAGTTTGAATCCGTGAAAGCCGGAGTCGGGAAGAACCACGTAAAAATTTTGACTCGATCGCGAATTCAGATTCAAAGCTTTTTGCGCGTACTCGTTTGAGCCGACAAGCGAAGACGATCTCGCGTATGTGTCGGCGACGAGCGCTTCGTGTATGTGGCCCCAAAAAAGAAGATCGACTTTCACGTTACGCTCCAACCATCGACCCTTTGCCGCTTGCACCGACTTTTGAATGTCGCGAGTGAGCGCGCCGTGTCCGTGCAGGAACAAGCAATTTTGCCCGGAGATCTCGACGCACATTTCGCCCGGATCGTGAATCGGGAAAAAGTGAATGCCTGTATCTTGCAAGAGCATCGACAAATGTTCGTGAACCATAAAGTCGTAATTGTCGGACGCGCTCTCATAGTTCCATTGAACGAATTGACCGACTCGCGATTCGTTACCAGTGACCGAGCCGACCGATACCTCGACGTGCTTGTTCAATTCGCGGAGCGCTTGTTGATACAAGTCGACGGCGAGAACGGTCGCCTTCGCACGGTTGCCGGCATTCGAAAGAAGCTCGTCGACTCGACGATCGGAGTTCAGAACGTCTCCGGTAAATGCCACGAAGACGTGTTCGATCCCGTAGGCTTTGCAAAGCCGGATCGATTCGTGAACGTGCTTCCGCAATCGTTGGCCGGCGACTCGCCAATCAAAAGTATTGTTCGCGATCGCAACTCGCTCGTTCAAGTGGTGATCGGACCAATGGATAATTGCCCCCGGTTGCGCCGTAATGATTTTCGATCTCGGCGGAGCGACAAATTTCTTCTTGTTAAGAATCTTCACGATCTCGGCCGCGTAGACCTCGACGGCATTCTCAACCCGCGCGTGTTCACGAAACGATTTCCGCTCGACCCGGTTCATGTCCTGATATTTTTGTGATTGCTTCTTCGCTCTCACCGTTTCGCTAATGAGCGAGCCGTCGGAATATTTGTGAATGAGATCGTCGACTTTCCACTCCGAAAGTTTAGAGCGAAGCGTCGAGCGAGGAATCCCCAAATATGCGGCCGCCGCTCGAACCGAGCGCGTCTCGGAGATCGCGCGCTCGATGTCCGCGTATGTGACGTCGTCAATCGGCGGCGTCGAAGATTCTCCCGGCTTAGTCACCATCGAGTCCCTCAATCCAGTTCACGAGATCTCCGTGCTTCGCCCCGAGAGCGTTGTAGAACTCGGCACGTTGAGCCGCGACGGTTAAGATCCGCCGGACACAATCATCGAGAGAGCGCTCGCAAAGCGCGGCGAAGTCGTCACCGAGTTTCGGTAACTCCGGCGGCGGCATCATTGCGACGAGTGGCTTCGTCAACTTCGGCGGATCCTCGGGGATCGGCGGCGTCGTCGTACAAGCGGCCAAACTTAAACCAATCAACACGACGGCAAACGACACCGTCATCGGTCGGCACAACTGGCGGCGCAATGGTGAGCGGAGCCGTCGCAATTTCTTCGGATAAGAGATCATAATTTCGCCTTGATGTTTCGAGATCGCGGAGCAAGTTGCGCTCGCGATCTTCGGTTTCGGAGTTGATTCGCTCGATTCGATCGAGCAACCGATCGCGCATTTCGACGATTGCTTTTGCTTGCGCATTGACTAGCGAATCGTAACGGTTCGACCAGAAATAAGCGGACGTTTTGAACCCGCCGGCGAAGATCAGGGCGACGCCAACGGCGTACGCCGTTTGTTTTATCGAGAACGGAAACATTATGGCCGCGCGGACGGCAAGACGTTTTCTTTCTTGTACCAACCGATAGCAGTCGCAATCGCGACGACCATGTGAAGTTGATAATCCGCCGGGATCATCAAGTAAAAGATGGGGAACTTCGCCTTGACAATTAGCAGAATTGTCGCGGCAACGAAGCCGGCGATCGCAGTTGCTTGAATCGTGCTTGACGGTTTGGAAATTGCCATTCGTTTAACCCTCGGGGTTAGGTGAGACGACGGACGCTCAACAAGCGACCGACATGGTATCTTGAGACCTTCACGGAGTCGGATTGATTGCCGCCGAGAACCTCGATAAATTCTCCGAACATCCCGACATAAAAACCAACATGACCCGGCGCTTTGATGACGTCCGCGCCCGGTTGCGGACCGGAGCCGCGTTGAAAGACGACGACGTCTCCGGGTCTTGCCCGACCGAGTTCGATTCCACGACCGACGTTCAACCATGATCGGGCGCGCAAACTCTTCGAGCGCGGAAAGCGGACAAGCCAACAAATCCAATTGACGAAGGCGGAACACCACGGAACGGAATCGTCTTCGGGAAATTCAAGATCGAGCTTGAGCATTGCGAGAATGATCGGATTCGACATCGCGCCGGGAACCTCTTTCGATCCGACGAAGCGTTGCGCAAGCGAAAGCATTTGCGCCGACGTGAATCCGCCGGCCGGTCGTCGTGTAAATCTCAAGTCGTAACCCTCATCCAAAGCTCGCGAGCGAAGAACGCGGCGAGCGTGATCACGAAAGTAACGCCGGCCCAGAAACCGCGTTGTTTCGTGAGCGTCGATTGAATCGCGTCGAGACCTTCTTTAATCTCGACCATGTCTTCTTCGACGACTCTCGCTTTCTCTTCAAGTGTAGCCAAGCGCTCACCGCATTTATTATCGACCACTGTTCGTTTCCTTGTTTTTTCTCTTTGCCGGCGGCCTTCATCCATAGGAAAAAGACTACACCCGACCGGAGAAATTAGCTATGCCGACTCGTTGATCTTGCTCTTGATTGCCGTCACGAGTTGCGACAACGACCGCGCCGCGAGTCCATGCTCGGCCCGAAGAATATTAAACTCATCGATCACGACCTCGGCGAACGCCCGCAACACGATCTCGGAATCGATCTTGTCTTTCGCTTGTTGTCGCTTCACGCTGATATGACGAAGCGGATTCAATATCAGTGACAACTCGGGGAGATCCGCGCGAATCGAATTGAAATTTTCTGTCGTCGTCCACGATCCCGGCTTCGTCTCGCCAAGATACTCGTATTCGTCGAGCGCGAAAAAAACCTCGATCGATCCGTCGTCGAGTTGAACGATTACAAATAGCAAACCGACATCGGGCAGGGCGGCAAAATCCGCCGCCGTTGTGCCGGCGATCAATGTTCGGTCGTCGAAGATTGCTTCAAATTTGCTCATGGTTCCGTAATCTCCGCCTCGCAAGACATCGTCGCCGACGCGACCGGGCCGGTTGTTCCGATTCGCCGGATCTCAAAGTTCGCCGGCGTATATTGATAATATGGTGCGGCCATTGCCAACGCGCCGACGCTCCACAAACGATTGGACGTAAGCGGAACCCAAGTTCCCTCGGGTGCTGCCGACGTCACCCACGCTCCTGAAAGTATTTCCTCGCAACGAACCTCGAAGTCGTCGCCGTAATCCGCTTCCGGCTCGCCGGTAAACCACTCGCCGACGTTCTGTTGAATATACGTTCCACCCGCCCAACCGCGCGCATCGATTGAGCCGTCGGTATTAAATCGAATGCCGGCATACGTGGCAACTTCTTCTTGCGAAAAACTAACACTAAGTTGAGTGAGTACAACCGGGAACCCGGCGTCGGCTCCGTCGATACCGTCTTCGACAAGAATCGCCGGCGCGGTCCACGTCACCGTGCTATCGGTTCCGGTCGTGCCGTTAACGAAAAAGGATCCAACCGAAACATAGAGCGGATTGCCGTCGGTCGTCGGCGGCGTCACGAACCAATCTTCGTCGGATCCGCCGGAGATCGTCGGCGGCGTTAATGTCGACGTCGAGAAGTTATACTCGCCGTCGTCCACGTCCGGCGTCGACGGAGCCGTCGCTTTTCTGAGGAACACTTGAGCGACGAAAGTGCTATCGCCGTCGCCACCGTCTTGTCCGTCCGATCCGTCCGCACCCGTAATTGCGCCGGCTCCGAGAACCGCTTCGATCGACGGCTCGTCACCGTTGCGAAGCCAACCGGAAACGCGCGTAAATTTGTAGCCGTCGGTATCTGGAATCGTCGGAGCCGCATTGTCGTAATATCCGAAACGGTAATAAGTCAATTCCTTTTCTTGTCCGTTCCATTGCCATTCGGTCCCACCGATAACTTTCGAACCGTCGTCGGGATCGTAGATACCCGACAAGCCTTGTCCGCCGCCGCCGAAGCCATCGGCCCAACAAATTGAAACCATCAAATACCATTTGTCGGTTGTAAGATTCGCCCCGGCGTTCGCGAATACATATGGATTTTCCGACGGAGTTCCGCCAGTTGATTGAACAATTTCCGAACCCGCGCCGGCGGTTTCAAATCCGACATAAAGTCCGGCGGTGACACTGTTCAACCGCTTGACCCACTGATAAATAATATAAGATCGATTCGCGTCGTATCCGAAATTTCCCTCGAAGCGGCCGAACCATCCGGGGTTATTGTCCGCGCCCGTAATTTGAATTGCTTGCGGATATTCGTCGAACGGACCGGCGTCATCGGAAGCAATTGAAACCGTTCCGGCGTTCGCCGTTCTTGACCATGCACCCATGAATTCCGTAATCGGATTCACCCAATCGCGCGACGAAAGAATCAATCCGGTGACGCCGTCGTTTACCATTTGCACCGGCGACGACCATGTCACGACCGAGTCGATACCGAACGAACCAGACGATTCAAACTGCGCAGTCGAAACGTAAAGTGGATGACCGATCGCGGCGGGAATTTCTTCGGCCCAACCGCCGCCCGGAACGGTAAGAATTCCCGTCGCGAAGTTATAACTTCCACCGGTCGGAGTCGACGGAGCAATTCGCGCCCGCTGGTAAATCGAAACCACAATCGAACTGATCGCATCCGCCGGCGGCGTGTAAACACGAGCAACGCCGGAACCGTCGTCGAGTTCAAGTTGCAAGCCGTCGAAGTGCATCGTCGTGTCGCCGGCGGAGTTAAACGAGTCGTTGTCAACTCTTATAACTAACGACGTCGACGCATCGGCCGAGAGATCGCAAACGGTTTCGATTCGATGCCAAGCATCATCGGCCGCGATACTGCCGGGAGTTCCGCCGCCATAATGAGTCGTACTAGAAGCGCGCACGTAAAGTTGAACATTGTCCGACACCTTCGGCGAATTCGCATTCGTCAATCGAACGTATCCCGACAAAATCCAACTTTGATTTGCCGGGATTTCGATATTGTAATCGTTCCCATTGATGCCGAAATATGTGTATCCGTCGGATGCGTTTGCAACGAGCTTGAGCGACTGAGATCCCGACCACTTTTCGCCGGTATCGTATGACGATGTCACGCTTCCACTGTCGACGGACTTGTTCGGACTCGACTCGAACGACGCATAGTCTTTCGCCCAATTCACCGGCGCGGCTGTGCCGTCGTCTCCGTCGTTCCCGTCGTTCCCGTCGTTGCCGTCGTTGCCGGGATCACCGTCGTTGCCGCGCATACCGAGGCCGGCGAGCGCGCCATCTTGAATCGTGCCGAAATATTCCGCCGGCGGCGTCGTCGCACCGTCGTCGGTCATAACCTCGATTCCCCTTCCGTCCCCGATGCCCGGAATTCCGATCAGTAAATACGGGATCCGGTACTCGATGTTGTCGAACCGATCAATCGACGAGCTTGCGCCGTGAAGCTTCGCTTCTGTTTTGAGAAGCTCGCCGTTCGTGTTGTTCAAAACGGATGAGTCGTAACTCGTGATAATTACGAAAACATCTTCGCCGAAGTCGCCGGCCGATTGCGTTGCGTTTCCGTTCGTACGCATTTCGACAAGCGCATCGCGTAGCTTGAGACGATCGTCTTCGCTTGAGTACGTGTTATAGACTTGCGACTTCGCGTCCGCGCCGACGCCACCGTCTCGGTGATATGACAATTCGACCAAGTCAACGCGGCGAACAACGGTGAGACAAAGCCCGATGCCGCCGCTATTTTTCAAATCTACTCCGCCGAGCTTTACGATTCGATTCGACGCGTTGTTGTAACCGGTTCCGCGCACGTAAAGAGAATTCGACGCCTCAAGAAGAACCGGCGTCAACCATGTATAAGTCGAACCGCCGCCCGGTATCGTACCGAACGAAGACCACAACGGATTCGCGGCCGCCGGAACGCTTGCAACATCCGCATACCATCCCGCCGGAACCCCGGCCGATGGATCCGGCGTCGTCGGTTGAGTCGCCGATCGCTGAAAAATTACGTCGACAGAATCGCCGTGGTCGCCGTCGTTGCCGTCGTTGCCGTCGTTGCCGTCTTGTCCGTCGACTCCGTCTTGCGGACCGAGATCATCGTTCACGTAATCGGGATAAGGCTCGCGACTCTTCGGCACATACGCAACACGAGCCGCCGCCGTACCGAGATCTATCGGGTCTCCCGCTTTTGCCTTTCCTTGCGTGAGCGGATTGTTATTTTTGATCGGGCTCGTTCCATATGCCGCGACAACCTTCCCGGCGAGAATTGGAAATGAGACGTTCGAGCCGTCGAGAACATGGAGCAAGCCGCCGGGTGCGCCGCCGCCGCCCGAGCCCGCTTCTTCGTTGCCGTAATTCGCGCCGACACTTCCGTCGGTTCCCGACGTAACGGTCGAGCCGCCGGCTCCGTAACCCGCGCCGCGTGAAATGATAACGGGCGAACCACCGCCGACGCCGGCGTTTCCGCCGGCCGCCTTTTCGACGAAAGAACTTCCGTTCCACTCCATGACCTTGCCGCCGGTCGCACCACCGCACCCGCGCATATCCGAGCGAATACCAGTCAAGACGCCGGCCAAATTTTCGATTTCGGAAATCGGCATCGCTTCGCGACCATGATCCGCCGTCGCCGGTCCGCGCCAATACACAACTTCGCCGCTCCCGCGAATCATGACAAAGTTTCCGCCGAGCCCGACGCCGAGGAACCCGTTCGTATCCGCCGGCATTCCGCCTTCGGATTTGAGCGTTCCGTTTATTTGACAGTGTCCGCGAATGCGAAGCTCGACGTTACCGGATGTCGTTAACGTCACGCCGTTTTGAATTGTGAAGTCGCCGAGATAATAATAAATCGTTCGCGTTGTCGTACCGCCGGTAAGCGAGCCATTCGACGTCATGACACCGGAACCGTTGATCGTCAGTTCTCCGTCCATGTCGGTTCCGGCCGAGCTATACCAACCATCCGGCAATTCCGAATTGACGCCGGCTCCGATGTCGACAATTGGATCGGCCTTCAACGTCGAGCCGAATAACGTCGCGGTCACTTTGTTGGTTCTTTGATTGACTCGAATTCGCTGAACTTCAAACGCGCGCCGAAGCGAACCGGTCCCGGCATAGTCTCGCACGTCATCCAAAACGACCCGGCAAATATCGCCGACCTCGATGTCATTTGTCGACGGTAAAAGATCGACGTTCATTTCGATAGGCGGACCCGCGTAACGATCGCGCAACGCGTCGAACCGATTGATCAACGTCGTATAGGTGTGGCGCTCGTTGTGCAATCCCTTGAATTTAAGAGCAAGCGGTTTCGACTCGCCGTGTATAGCGATCGACGTCGCGTCGGCGAGAATATTCCGACGAACAAATCGCGGCTTATCTTCGCCCGGTAAATCGACGAACGCCCATTCGACATCGTAAATATTTCGAAGCTTATTGAGTGAGTGACGAACCGAGCCATACTTCACGATTTCTTTTTCCGTAAGCTCGATAATGTAATCGGCGGACTCGATGACTCCCGTCATTTGTTTTATGTAGATATTGCCGTCGGCTCCGACTCGCAAGAACGCGCCGGCAAGCAAGCAAACTTCTCGCTCGATGAAACGCTTTCCGTCTTCTTTGCCGACACCCTGAAAGCGGAAAATCAGGCCGGTCGAATAGTCGCTCGAATCGAACCAGTCTTCGGCGAGATCCTCGAATGAAGGTTGATCAACGTCCGCCGAATCGATGCCAAGATGCCAGTTCGACGGCAATGTTCCGCCGCCAATAATGTCGCCAGTTAAAAGCGCATACGCTAACGCCGGCGCGGGCAATTCGAGATAAACATATTCCTCGATTTCGATGCTCGAATCGTCGTCTTCGCCAGTCGGGAAAACGTGGTCGACGTCACTAGTTCCGAAGACGCCGCGAGTTACTCCCGTAAATGAGTCCGCCGTCTTGCCAGTTGCCCGGATAATTTCGAAGCCGTTGTCGTATTTAATCTTCGCGTAATAATACGAGCCGGATTGCTGATCACCGAAGCTTGCCTTATGCGTACAAGCCTCGAACTCGGAAGTATCGAAAACGTTTAGCGTCGAAGCGCCTTGATTAAAGTCGGCGGCGAGCGCGGTTTTCGCAACGTCGAAAATGTCTTTCCGCATAGCGCGCTGAATGTCGGCACACTGAACTTTGTAGACGCCTTTATTAAACGCGACGCTTCCGTCGATTTGCTGAGTTTGTTCGGCGCGGAAGTCGGACCATGCCATGCCTTCGCCGCCTCGATACAGGATGACCCGACGTCCGGCCAAACCTTCGCCGGCGGCTTGTTGCGCCCTGAATTCTGTCGTGATCTCTCCGTCGAGATCTAGCGCGTCGAATGAAATCGAACCGATCGTCGAGCGACCTTGATCCGGGCTTAACCGTTGCGACGTACTCGAAACATTCTTCAGGCATCCATCGATTCGATTAGCCGGAATGCCGGAGATCCCCGAGTGAGACGTGAGATAAATCGGCGTCGGAAAATTGATCCGAACAACTAGCCGAAGTTCTTTCGCGACCGCGAAATTATACTCGTTAAAGTTGTCAGAGTTCGAACGCATTTACGACGTAATCCGAACCATGAACGTAGCCGAAAGGTAAAGATCCGAAACGCGCTTCTCGGTGTAACCCTTGCTCTGCATTTTGCAAGGTTGCGGATCCACCGGAGACGCAATCGTTCCGTAAACGTCAAAGACGAATGCTTCGCCGCCATCGACCGAGTCAAGGAACTGGCGAAAGTCGTCGAAGTTCGCTTCGATAACTGGCAACGTTTTAATGCGATATAAAATATCGGTTCGCTCGCGCACGGATTCTTGACTTCCGTCGAGCGAGATATGATCTTTTCGTTTCGGCTTCGTCTTGCGATCCGCGCTCGAAATATCGAAATCGAAATCGATCTCGTCGTCGGGATCAACGCCGCCCTTCAAAGATCTTTGTGCGAGGTAAGTTGTACTTGCCATCTAAGTCGCCCTCACGACGTCTTGCGCTTGTCGACTGTTTTCATCAAAGAGAACGACATCGCGGTCGCCGGTTGCTTCGCGAATACCGTCCGCGATCTCGTCGATTATATCGGGAGTGAAGCCAACGTTCCCGGTCACAACGATTTGCGTTCGGCCGCCGATCTCGTCGTCGTCCGCCGACGGCGGATTCAAAAAGTCGCCGGTTGTTTCATTCTGCCCGCGAGAACTCACCGGGGTTCCGTTTATAGTCGGCATTGAGCCGGCGGCGCTCGGTGTGGTTCCGCCGCCGCCGCCCTCGAATGTCGTCGAACGAATCGCGTTCAATTGTGCAACTTCCGCCGCGATCGCAAGCGCCGCAAATATCGCACCGACGATCGGGTTTCCGGCCGCCGCAAACGCATCCGACGCCGCTCTCGGAATATTCATAGCCGCTTGAGCCATAGCCGCGATCTTGTTTATTTTGAACATCTTCTTCGAGTGTTGCGCGACTCCGCTCGTGAGTTGCGCCATGTATCCGAATTGATTTGCGACGCTACCCTTCGCCGCGATGTCTTCGAGACGCTTGCGAGCTTTCAGTTCGCGCGCTTTGATGTCCGTCAATTTCTTTTCGTGTTCGGCGCTCGCTTGCTCGATCGCCGCATCAAGCAACGATTTCGCGATCGCTTCTTCTTCGGCTTGTTCCTCGATGAGTTCGAGACGTTCCTCGAAACGAATTTGCTCGCGCTCGGTTTCGGTCTCGGCCGCCATGATCTTAAATTCGGTTATGACGTCTTGCCGATCTTGAATCGCCTTCAACTCCACTTCGGTTTCTTTCGCAGCTTGATCCGCGATCTTCTCGAACGCCTCGGATTTAAGATCGGTGAGTTCCTGATCGATACGACGAATCGTCTCGGCCTTGAGTTCTTCTTGCTCAACCGTAAACGCGGTAATCCCCGCAAGGATCGCTTTTTGCTCGGCCGCGTTTTGCTCGGCCGCTTCGATGTCGGTCGCGTACTTGTCCGCGACGTCTTCGATTCCCGCTTGCGAGTCGGCGGTCAACGCATCTTCGGCGGCTTGCGCTCTCGCGGCTTCGGCGGCGATTTGTTCCTTTGTCAATTCGAGACTTACTTGCGCACGTTCGATTGAATTGTTTTCGAGATCCGTTTGCACCGCTCCGAATTCAACACGAGAATTGAACAACTCGATTTGAGCTTCGGCCTCGGCGCGTTGTGCAATGCGCGACAAGTTAACGACGACGCGTCGTTCGCTCAAAAGCTTGAGTTCTTCTTCGGCCTGAAGCTTCGCGGTCTCCCGAGCGGCGGCGATTCGATCGACCATGTCGAAGTCGAGTTGCGCGAGCGCGACGATTGATCGACCGAACGACGAAGCCGCGTCTCCCATGTCGCGAAACGAGACCATGATCATTTGCCCGGTGATCGAAATATGCTCGCCGAACTTCTTAATCAAATCGATCAAGTCCAAAAATTCGATATACCATGCAAACAAGATCTTCACGGTTGCTTGCACAACGAAACCCCACTTCGACGTCGCGCGATCGCTCTCTTCGACGCGGCCGAGGTAAGTCGTAAACGCGTTCGCCGCCTTCGTCAAAGAATCGACGCTCGCTCGTTGTGCCGGTTCCATTCCCTCACCGAGCCGAATCGTTAATCCCTCGGTTGCGCTTGCGAGTTGCTTCATGGACCCTTCGAGATTGTCGACCTTCGTCGCTTGTTGCTCGAACGCCGTCGACGTCTTCGTGATCTTCTTTTCGAGGATCTCGACGTTATCGGCTTGAGCGATTAAGTTGTTCGCGGCGACAACGGAGCGAAGACCGAAAAGTTTCAACGTGTCGATTTGACCCTCTTCGGCATCACGCAAATTTCTCAACGCTTGAGTAAAGCCAACCACAGACGGTTTGAATTGCTGTGACATTTGACCTTCGAGCTTCAGGAAAATATTACGAAGCGCCGTACCCGCTTCACTTCCCTTGATGCCGACCGTCGAGAGTTGTTGAATCGCCGCATTCGTAACTTCAAACGATGCGCCGACGCTCGCGGCAACCGTGCCGGCAAAGCGTAAAGCTTCGGCGGTATCGCGAACCATTGACGCGCCGCGTTGTGCGCCGGCGGCGAGAACGTTTATAAAGCGATCCGCTTCTTCCGCGCCCGCGCCGAATTGATTCAAAGCGGAGCCGAGAGTTTCGGCCGCTTCCGGTAACGTCGAGCCCGTCGCTTCCGCGAGAGCGATCGCGTTCTCGGTTACTTTCGCGAGAGCCTCGGCGTTTTCGAGAAGATCCGGTTTCGCACTTGCAACAAGTTTGAAACCCTCGGCCGCTTGTGAAGCCGAGAGCGTTGTCGTTCGACCGAACTCTTTTGACTTCGCCGTTAAATATTCGAGATTCTTTCCGGCCGCTCCGGTGATCGCCGCAAGCTCGGAGATCGACGCCTCGAACTTGCTCGCGGTTTTCGAAATGTTCGCAAACATTCCACCGAGCGCACGGAACGCAAAGAGACCGGCCAACACTCCGCCGAGAGCCTTCGCAGCTTTCGACATCACACCCATTGACGCGGCGGCTTTCGTTCCTTTCGCCGACAATGTATCAAGACGCTTGCCGGCGACAACCGTTTCGAGCGACTCGATTCGAAGCGAGAGCGTTGCAAGATCTGTAGACATTCCGACCCTTTAGTTTTTCGAGTTGACCTTGTGCAAAGTGTATTCGCGATCAAGGCGCTTCATTGCTTCGAGTTCCAAAAAACTAGGCTCGATGCCGTACAAACCGAAAAAACTTACAAGCTCGGTGTGGCTTAACGGTTGCCCGTTTTGCCGGCTCGCGCTACATTCGAGAAACCAGTCCCAAACGTGAACGAACTCTTCGGGACAATTGCCGCCGCTGTCCAATTGCGGCGGCCGCTTTCCCGTCTGCTCTTCGACGTGTTCGAGTTGACGTCGCAAGTTGTTCTCACTGAGAACGAACTCCGCCGTCGCAAACTCGACAAGCTCGTCGACTAACCCTCGATAAAATTTCCGCGATCATCGACAAAGTCGTCGATCTGTTCACGAATCCACGGATAGTCCGTGTAAATTTTCCGGGTGCTAATCGGCGTACAAATAAGCTCGTCACCGTCGAGAGAAACATTCTCGAAATCTTTCGTGCAAGCCGCAAGAACTTCGGTCGCTTCTCTTTCGATTGAATCCGCATCGATTCGATTTTTCTTCGATCGCGATTTCAGTCGCCTTTCGGTTCCGGCGCGCTGCGCCTTCCGGTACTCGGGCGAATCTTTGCCGACGAGAAGAAAGCGCATTGCTTTGCCGTCGTCGTCTTGAATGACGTCACCCGTTACCGGATTAAGAATTTCCAACCATTCGCCGTCTGTGTTGCGCGTCTCAAACGCGCCGAGATCGTTGCTCATGTTTTAGCCCTCAAAGGCCGCGCTCGACGCGGCCGTTATTGTTTCCGATCAAACTTACGACCGGACGATTTTAATATTCGTATCTTCCGACGAATCATAAGTCGCTTGGAACGGAAGAGCGATCACGATACCGGCTTCGCCAGAAACCGGAGCCGAGCCGCCAGTGTAGATTATGCGCGGGATCGTAAACGTCAACGTCTCCGAATCGGGATCCGTCAAAACGAATTCGATGTCGCTCGGAGTCTCGTCAAGGAACTTATCGAGAAGCGATTCGTCTTCGAAGAACGCGTTCACGGTTCCGGTGAGATTCGATCGACCGTCGAAGAAATCCGCGACCGTTGCCGAGCCGACAACCTTCGCCGGCGTCAAACCGTTTTCGAGTTGAAAGTCGAGCCCGGTCACGATGGCGATTGAGCCGCCGCCTTCGTCGATTGTTCCCGTAAAGGAATCAAACGAACGAGCCGCGCTCGGTACTTCGTACGGACCAGAATCGGCGGACGTTTGAGCCGTCACCATGTCTTGACCGAGTAACGCCAAATTACACTTGACGACGCCATCGACGCCGAGAGATAACCCGAACGAGTTTGCAAGCATTCCCTTGTACAGATGGAATTGTGCGATGTCTCGATACGCCGCTTCCATCGAGAAGAACTTCCGATCGGTCGAAGCCTTCAGAGTGTCGGTCGCCCAAGTACCCCAGAGAGCCGCTTCGAGAAACTCGTCGAATTCGGTGTGCTTCAATTCGAATTCCATTCCGATCGCGGCTTGTCGTGCGCCGTGTCGATAATCAGCGATTTGTCGATCGGAGCGCAAGTCGCCCGATTGAAAACCTTCTTTCGTAAGTTCCGGCGTGAAACTGGAAATTGGTAGTTGAACGAGTGACGGCGTCGCCGGCGTCGTTCCATACACAACTTCTTCGATGTAACCGAGTTCGGCTTGTGCGCCTGTCGCTAATGTCATTGTCTTTTACCTTTATTCGTATGAGTACCAAGAAACGGAAATCGGGATAATGTAAAACGAATCCCGAGTGAAGGCCGGTCCCGGCCAACTCCGTAATATAGTGAGCGTAACACCGTCCGCCGTGACATTCAGCCCGCGAGCAAATTGCGCGATCACCAAATCGATCTTTCGTTGAATCGCGCCGGCTCCGACGTCTTTCGGTTCGGCGACGTCGATTTGATAAATCCCCGAATTATAATCGAGACCGGTCGCGCCGGTCGACGCTTGAAACGGTTCCGCCGGCAAAAGAAACGATCGCAAATATCCCGTTCCCTCAACCGGAGTGTATTGCGTATTTTCCCATTGCACATCGTCGGATTGAAACGCTTCGAGTCTTTCGTCGAGCGCTCGTCGTGCTGCATCATATGAAATCATAATTCCATTTCCCCAACGACGCCGGCAAACTCGGACGCTGTGACTCGTACCATTCCCGCCGGCGCTTGGTCGGAATGTTGCTTGTATTCAAGTTTTGCCGCGTACGGAAGCGTGTTCGTCAAATAGAAATGCGTCGGATTGTCCGCACCCAAAACAACGACCGCCATATTTGCGACCGCTTCTCCCGAACCCGAGAGCGATCCGCCGGCATTAACCGGACCCTCGTCGACGACATCAACTTCGCCGGCGGCCGGTTGACCGATCGTCGCTTGCCAGTTACCACGAAACCGACCTTTGTCGACCGGCGAGCGCATGATCACGCGACCGAACATTTCGAAAGAGACTTTCTTCAAAGCCTGAATTTGCTTCTCTTTCGCCTTCGTTCCGAAGGCCGCTATTTGTGCGGCGAATGTACTCATCGCGAGATCTTAACTTCCCAAAGCAGAACATCAACGCCGTTCGGCTTTATCGGATTTACATTGAGAATGCGAAAACGATCTTCATTGATTCGAAGCTCGTCGCCGCGCACCGGACCGACATCGTTCGCCGGCTTCATGTAAACGAGCGACGTACTTTTCTCGACGTCCGTCGCCCCGGACGATTGTGCTTCGCCCGTATGCTCCGAATCATCGATGATCGCTTCGTATTCGAATTCGATGTCTTGAAATGTAATCTCGCCTTCTTCGGAACTGTACGAGCCCGCAACTTGTCGAACCAACCAAACCGAAGCAACTAGATCACCGAGCGACGCGAACGCCGTTTCGACTCCCGCTTGCACTGTCGCTTGAATACTCACTTCACGCTCGAACGAGAGACGTCATCGCCGTGGAATTTCTATATCGGGCGATCAAGTTCTCGACGTCGCCGGAGAGTTCCTCGACCGACGTCGCGTTCGTTTGGTCCGTGTCGAGTTTGAGCTTCACCGGTCCGACTTGAATCTCCGAAGTCTTCGATTGTGCGCCGGCCAATTCGTCCGCCGCCGCCTTGAGCATTTCGAGAGCAAGCTCGGCGGTCGCGTGTTGAACCGCAATCGGAACCGTCGTCGAGCTTTCGATTTGACCGTCGTCGTTGTACAAATCGGAACGCGGCCAACGAAGAATATTCGACGCAAGCGAATGCGTTTTCAACCCTTTCCAATTTTCGGCTTCGAGTCGACGCGTCGCCATCTTGAGCGCGGACTCTTTCGTTTCTTCGTTCGCACTGTCCCACAAATCTACATTGAGCCGCGTCGCGTGGTAAGCGTCGGCAACGGCAAGCGCGACATATGAGTCGGCGGAAACGCTCGGCGGAATTGTAATCGACATTATCTTTTCCTATTTCGTGATGTCTTGTTGATGCGTGAAGACACCTTTCACAACGGTTCGACGATTCGTTCCGCCGGAGTCTTGAATTTGTACGTCGTACCAATACGAACCGGGATCGAAGTCCATGTCGTCAGAGTCCGGCGTAAACGTCGCAACTCCGCCCGCCGCATCTTCGATCGCGCCGGTAAGTTGAACGAGATTCGACGAGTCGTCTTCGGGGTTCTCCGAGGGATCGACAGTCAAGAGTAATTCTTTCGCAGTAATGTCGATCGGTTCCAAAGTCGAACGACTTCGAATGGTGACGCGAATCACGGCGGTATCATTTCGATAATATTTGATTTCGGTTGTCATGTTCTTATGTGTCCATGTAGCCGTTAAGATTAAGCGGCGAAACTCGCGCATCAACTTCGACACTTGACTCGGTCAGTATATCGAGAAGATCCGAAACAAGCGCGCCGACTTCGACGTTCTCTTCGGTGAGAACCTCGATCTCGGTTCCGTCGACGTTCGCAGTAACCTCGACCGACGGCGTTCTCGGCGCGTCGAGATTGACAACGACGCCGCTCGAAATAAGAGCGGGCAACGTAATCGCGGCGCTCGATGTCAACTTCAGTCCGGCAACACCGGCCGAGGTTATTGGATCCAATGTCGCAAACGCGTCGGCGTCTTTGACGATCCTCGAAGATCCGCTCGACGTTATCGGTTGAAGCGAAGCCGCGCTCGAAGCGACTTGAATGTCGTTCGCGTCTCCGGCCGAATAAAGTTCCCAAAGAATCCCCGCGCCGTTCGCGATTGCTTTGCGCTCCGCAACACCGGCGGACGTGAGAGCCTGAAGTGTCGGCGCTCCGCTCGCTTGCTTCGGCGGCTCTTCGGTCGTCGCAGTACCGGCGGACGTAATTGGATCGAGCGAAGGCGCTCCGCTTGCTTTCTTCTTCGCCGTTGCATTGCCGCCCGATGTAATCGGCGACAAGCTCGGGGATCCACTCGTGACGAGTGTTCGCTCCGCAACACCGGCGGAAGTTATCGCTTGAAGTGAAGACGCTCCGCTCGCGATCTCTTGTCGAGACGAAACACCGCTCGAAGTGATCGCGTCGAGAACCGAAGCGCCGCTCGCCTTCCGAATGTCTTCAGCAACACCCGCCGACGTGATCGGTTGCAATGTCGAAGCGCCGGCCGCCGAAGATTCCTTGCCGGCAACACCCGCCGACGTGATCGGATCGAGAACCGGTCCGCCGCTCGCCGTAAGTTTACCGGCAAGATCGGCCGAACCGTCGGAGATAATCGCGGAAAGCGTCGCATCGCCGCTCGCCGGCTTGATGATTTCAGAGTCGCCCGCGCTCGTGATCGGTTGAAGTATCGCGCCGCCGCCGGCGGTTGCGACTCCGATTACTTCAGCAACACCCGAACTCGTGATCGGTTGGAGTGTCGCGGTCGCATTCGCAACTGCGATGATTTCAGAGAGACCGGCCGAGACGATCGCATCGAGTACCGGGGATCCACTCGCAATCTTTTTGATCGAAGCAACGGACGAAGACGTGATCGGAGATAAACTCGGAGATCCGCTCGCCGGCTTTTCAATATTCGAAACGCCGCTCGACGTAATCGACTGAAGCACCGACGCGCCGCTCGCTTCTCTTCCCGTCGCACTATCGCCCGCGCTCGTGATTTCCTGAAGTACTGAAGCGCCGGACGCAACCTTGACGACCTCACAATCGCCGCTCGAAATAATGGCGGAAAGTATCGCCGCGCCGCTTGCCTGTTTTTCGATTTCACAGACACCGGAAGAAACAATCGCTTGAAGCGTCGACGCTCCGTTCGCTTGCTTCTCGACTTCACCGTTACCGGTCGACGTGATCGCTTGAAGTACACTCGACCCGCTCGCCCGTTTCTCAACCTCGGTGACGCCGGTCGAGATAAGCGCCGGCAATACCGAAGCACCGCTCGCCGGCTTGACGATCTTCGACGCACCCGCCGAAACGATTGCTTGAAGTGTCGCCGCTCCGCTCGCGGTCTTGTCGTCGCCGACGACAACGGCAATCCATCCGATGTCGTGATTATTTTGGTTTTCGACGCCGAGCCAAGCGGCCCCGAGTGGCGCTCCGATCGGATCCGTGAACTCGATTGATGTTCCGTCCGCGCTCGCATCCGTCACGAGCATTTCGACCGCACCGGAGAGCGTCGGAGTCGTGTTCAAATAGACGCGCGGCCAAATGAATGACGAAGCCGAAGACGTCAGAGATTCAAGCGTCGGAGATCCACTCGCCGTCTTCTCAACACCCAAGACCGAAGCGCCGGTCGACGTGATCGGATCCAACGTCGGGGATCCCGAAGCCGGCTTGATGATCTCGACCGCACCCGTCGAAGTGATCGCCAAAATCGTCGGAGATCCCGACGCGGACTTGATAATCTCACCGGAGCCGGCGGACGTGAGCGGAGCAAGCGTCGGTGTACCGCTCGCGACCTTTCGAATTACGCCTATACCTTGAGACGTAATCGGAGAAAGTGCCGGAGAACCGCTTGCAGGGCGACTGACGACGGACACGCCGGCGACCACAATCGCCGCCAAAGTCGCCGCACCGATCGCCGCCCGAACAACTTTCGACGCTCCGCCCGAAGTGAGTCCGCCGAGCGTCGGAGATCCGCTTGCTTGTTTTTCGATCTCGGCGGTTCCGCTCGAAGTCAATCCGCCAAGCGTAGGCGAACCGCTCGCCGTTTCATCCGCACCGCCGCCCGACTCTTCTTTCTCGGCTTCGTTCCGAAGCGATAAGTCTTGCGGATCCCCGGAGCCTTTCTCGGCTTCGGTTCTCAACGCAAAGTTTTGAATCGGGTCCGCCATAATTTACACGTCGACGGCGGTCACTTCGCCAGTTCCGTCGGACACGTCCGCCGTATCGTCTTTGTAGGCATGAAGAAAATATTTCGCGCCGGAGATTAAACCGGTTAAAGAATAAACGCCGGTCGAAGCGTGTGATACAACTTGCGAAACAAGCGAGCCGATCGGCTTCGGATCGGAGCCGGCTTCATCGGATCGATACGCCGAAACGGTAACGCCGCCGACCGCCGCGCTTCGATCTTTGTTTTTCGTGATCCCGTCGATCTTGCCGGCGGTCACGACCGTAATATATGCCGAGAATTCCTTGTAAGAATTCGAGCCGTTTTCAGACACGCGAAATTGATACTCGTCGCCGTTCGCTCCGTCCGCGCCGGACAAATCAACCGCCCAATGAAGATCAAAAACTCGCTTCGACGCGACCGCCGACATTGAGACGGAATTCGCATTCTCGCGCTCGACACCATCCATTCGAGTGACACCCATTCCCGAGCAGTTCTCCGAACCGTTCGCTTCGGCCTCGACGACGGCGTTCCCGTTTACGAGATCCGACACCGTTCCGAGTACCAATTCACCGGAACCCGAGAGCGCCGCAAAAGATCCCGCGTCGCTAACGTTCTTCCAGTCGAGAGAAAAGTCGCCGTCGATTGCGTTCATGTCGTCGGAATCAAACGGAATCGCAACGATGATCGTCTCGGCGTCTGTGAACTGAGCGGCTTCGTCTACGTCTCCGACCCAATCGCGCGCGCCCGCGCCGGCTCCGTCCGCCGCGAAGCGGATCCCGTTTACGCATCCACCATTTGAAAGCCAATCAGACATGATTCACGACCTCGACGTCATCAAATAAATTGTTCTCGTCGTCTGTTATGTTTGCGACACGATCGACGCGCAACAAGAAAAGAGAAGTTCTAATCGGTCCGTCGCAACTCGTCGAAATATGTTCCCGGCGATTCTTCACGTATCGCCGAAGCATTCTTCGAGCCTGTTCCGCCGTCGTTCCCTTCGGCAAGTCTTCGAACTGCGACGAGTAAAGCGAGTAATCGCCGCCGCAATCTTCGCACCGCTTCCGGTCGCGCTCGATTCGCCATTCAACGATCATCCAACCAACGTCGTCGGAGTCGACCGCGTCGGGAAAATTTCTATTGTCAAAGTCACTCATTTTTCGAACACTCCAATTAGACGAACCCGGTTCCGACGATCTCGATTCCGCTTTCGCCGTCTTGCCAATTCTCATCGATGCCGACCGACGTAATCGTGACGCTCGTCGCTTGCGCAAAACCGGCGGACGTTATCGGTTGAAGTGTAACGCCGCCGCTTGAGAACTTCTTCACTTCGGCTTCGCCGGCGGACGTCACCGAGGCCAACGTCGGAGATCCGCTCGCAATCTTTTTGACTTCGCCGACACCACTCGAAACGAGAGCATCGATCAACGGAGATCCGGCCGCTTCTTTCAGTATCGCCGAAACGCCGGCGGAAGTAATCGAAGAAAGCGTCGGAGCGCCGCTCGATATTTTTCGCGGCTCCGCATCGCCGGCCGAAGTTAATGCGTCAATTGTCGGAGATCCGCTCGCGGACTTCTTGACGTTCGCAACACCCGCCGCCGTTAATGCGTCAATTGTGGCGCTTGAGCTTGCAACCTTTTTAATCTCCGCATCGCCGGCCGATGTTAACGCGCCGAGAGTCGGAGAGCCCGAAGCCTTCCATCCGAGTTTGCCGGCTCCGGCCGAGGTTATCGAGTCCAGTGTCGGAGATCCGCTCGCCTTTCTTCCGGTCGTTGATACGCCGGCGGACGTAATCGGATCGAGTATCGCAATCGCGTTCGCGCGCTTCGAGATCTCGGCGACGCCGGACGACGTAATCGAATCGAGTGTCGGCGTTCCACTTGCCGACCGAATGATTTCAGAGACGCCGGCGGAAGTGAGCGCGTCGAGTGTTGGGGATCCGCTCGCGATCTTCTCGACGACCGAAGACCCGACGCTCGTCAACGCGGCAATGACAACGGCGGCGCTTGCGATCTTCTTCACGACTGAAGCACCGCTCGACGTTAACCCGGAAAGCGTCGGAGATCCGCTCGCTTGTTCTATAACTTTAATCTCGGCGGAACCCGAAGACGTCAAGCCGCCGAGTGTCGGAGATCCGCTCGCGGTTTCGCCCGAGTCTTCCGCAAGTGATCCGCCTTCGAACGCCGTAATATCAGACGACGACGCGCTATCGCTCTCGTATCCACTTATACCGATCTCGCCACTCGAAAGCGTAGTGTCGGTGTGATTGAATTTTTCTTCGTCCGATCCGCCCGCGTTACTTCCGACGCGATGCAAGTCGCCTTCGCTTTCAAGAAGAATGAAGTCGCCAGAACCGAACGGGATTTCTCCGCCCGCGCTCGTCGACGCAATGATGCCGCCGCCGATTCCACTCGTGAATTCGTAAAGTTGGTAATCGCCGTCTTCTGACGATGCGGTCGCCGTGTAAACCGCTTCGCTCGATTGATGCCGCGTATCCGCGCTTATGTAGGAACCGCTCGAATCTTGGCTATTGACGGTCGTCTTCGCCCACTGATCATCGCTCGGAGTGAAATCAGTAAAGACAATCGCGCAACTTTCATCTTCGTCGAAGCAATTGATGTACCCGCCGGACACCCAAATGTAAGCGCCCCAATCGCCCGGACCAATCGACCAGACACCCGAATCGATTTCGGTATCGAAGTTATCCGAAATTTCTAATTGACGTTTGTCGCCGTAACTCATTTAACTAGATCCAAACACCGCACACGGACATGACAGTGCCCTCGAACTTGTCGGAAAAATCTTTGAGGATCTTGCGCACCTGATCATTCGGAGCCGGCACATCGGGCCACCCATAGTGATCGATCGTCAGTTGCATGGTGTCCCTGAATTCTTGACTCAAGTTCTGCCATTGCGTGTTGAGACTAAAGCCATTCTCCGGCGACGTTAAGTCGGTGAAGAAACCTTTCTCGTTCAGTTGCTCGTGGACTTGAGTAAATTTGAACATCCCAAAGATGCCGCGCAACACTTCCCGATAAGACGTATTAGCGTTAACCCAATTTACGGGAACGCCCAACGGATCGAGCCAGTTTTTAATCTCGTTGCTTGCCGGTCCGCCCACTCTTTCCGACAAATCTTCGAGAGCGCAAAAGCGCAACGTGTCCGATTGAGCCGCAACGAAATCGAGATAGACTTGCGTCGCGTCCAACATCAAAAGCGCGGACGTGTCCCACGAATAGCGTTGCGATCCCTGAGAAGAGACCGCGTCGTCATCCCAATATTTAACTTTGAATCGGGTATTACCGAATCCACCGGGTGCAACCGGGTCGATTGGTACGAAGAAGAATTCGATCGCCATTGTCGTTCACTCCGTTACGAAGCCGACAACGAGTCGAACTTGAACGCGAGCCGGCGAGAATTAAATTTGTGTCACAAGATCGGCGCGGCAAATGCCGCGCCGATTGTTACCGTGACGATTAAGCGCTCCGGCTAAGGAACTGTAATCGTGAAGCTCGTCAACTCGACGGTGTCACCGACACCAACCGACAGACTAGAAAGATCCATGTCTTCGCCAGAAACAGCGACGACGCCTTCGAGGATCTTCGTTGCGTCACGATCATAGATCGAGAACTGCGCGACCGTTCCACCGTCCGCATCCGTATCCGAGAGCGGTACACCGGCCAAAGTTATGACGCCGGCCGCCGAGTTACCAAACGCGGGATTCTGTAAATCGATCGCCGCGACCTCAACGTCTCCCGATGTCTCGAAGATCAGTTGAGCCGTTCCCGACCCTACATTGACCGCACCGTCGAGCGCGTCGCCGAGCGTGTTTTTTACTGCCGTTTCGAGAACAATACTCATGTTGCAAATTCCTCTATTCGAAAAGTTTTACGATCCCGCCAAACCTTTCACGAAAAGCGACGAGTTCAGACTTTGCGCTTTTGAGCGCCGCTTGCGCCTCGGAGAAATTCGTTTGAGTTTCTTCGAATGCGCTCTTCAATTTGTCGTGCGTCTGAAGAACTTGCTTCGCGGTTTGTCCCTTCTTGCGAACTTTCTTTTTAGAGTTCGCCATAAGAACCCGCCTTCGACGGATCGTCGTACTTGATCGTTCCGTCTGCTTTTCGAACAACTGCCTTCGCGTGAAACTGCGCACCCGGCGGAGCCGATCGAATAAGTTCGTTCAGTTCGTCCGCGTCCATTGCTTCGAGATCTTCTTTCGAAAAATGGCGCGTTAAGACGTCTTTCTTACCTTGATCCATAGCCTTTAACCCTCGGGGTTCTCGTCGGCGACGGGAGTGTCGACGACGTCTTCTTCTTTCTTCAAAACGCGAAGCTTCGCCTCGCGGTATCCCTCTTCGATGTCCGGGTGATCAGGCGCAAAACAATAATGCCCGACCGGACCTTGATACGAGCCAGCCGTTCGCCATGTAATCGACGCACCGGCGGGAACGTTTGGCGGATCTTCGTAAAGCTCGGCGATGCCGGCTTTCGTTTCCGCCCAGAAACAAACGATCATTTCTTTTTCTTCTTGCGCGTCTTCGGAGCGGGCTCGACTTCAACTTCGGGCTCGACTTCAACTTCGGGCTCGACAACTTCTTCGACGACCTCAACTTCGGCCGGAACTTCGCTCGCGGCTCTCGCGGCAACGTCACGTCGTTGACGATTAAATGCGGTAACACTCATGATCTTGTCTTCCCTTTGTAGTGAAGAAAAGGCGACGCTCCCAAAATGAGAACGCCGCCTTCAAGTTCAAACCAAACCAATCGCCTCGACTAGCCGTTCGTCTTCAGTTGAGCAAAACGAACGTTCTTTCGCGTATAGACGCGATTCCAGTTCACGGCGAGAGCGGCCTCGACATTCGTCGGAGACTCGCCCGTTACGGTCGTCTCTACCCATGCATAACCGCGAGGGTGCATGATGTAGTGATTGCGCGTAATGAGATAGTCTTCACCGGCCAACGAATCGCGATCGGTCTCACTCGGTACTGGCGCGGAGCCTTGACCGAATCCGAACGCACCTTCGCCAAACAGATACGACGTGTAAACGAAGCCATCGGTTCCACCAGCAACAACGGGCATATTGTCATCGACCAACACGCGATAACCGAGGTAATACGGAATCTTGATGTTGGTTCCGGCTGGACGCTCGTAGATAATCACTTCGAGCAATTGCAAGCGCTGATAGCAGACGCTATGCATTGCAATCGCGGTGAGTTTACCGGCGGCGTCGCCGAGTGTACCGGCGGCGGCAATTACGCCGGCCGGACCAATCCAATTGGTTGCGTCAGCAGTCGAGCCTTCGGCCTGAGAAATGTCGACACTCATGTCGTCGTCGTCTCCGGCGTCGTCAAGAAAGCAACCCTTCAAGGAAGCGATCAGGACGTCTTGAAAACGTCGCGCCCAATAAGTAGAAACGAGATCCGCGATTGCTCGCATTGGATCTTCGCCCGACAAAGCTTTCGCCAAATCGTTAACGCCCCAAGCTCGGCCGCGTAAGTGCATCCGCGCTTGATCTTTACCGGTCCCGATTGCGCCCGCCGTCAATGAACCATCGTCGGCGAGAACTTCGTCGGCTCCGGTCAAATCAGTGAAGAACGGCATTTGCAAAATAGTGCCGCCCGAACTCGCAAGCTCGTCGAACTGCGGATCGTGGTTGATGATGCCACCGAGAAATAATTCGGTCAGTTCGGCCGTTTTCTCGGTTACATATGGATCGAAGACATCGGGAACGATGATGTCTGAAATTTTTGTAGCGGCCATTTGCTTTGTCCTTCAATGGTTAAAAAAGTTTATGCCGCCGCCTTTTTCAATCGTTCGGCCGCGACCGGATCGACGCGCTTCAATCTCGCTTGCTCGGTAAGATTGAGCGTGTCTTTTGAAAACGGATTATCACCACCGGCTCCGCCGCTTCCGCTTCCGCCCGCGCCCGACCCTGTCGCTCGTGAGCCTTCAAAACATGGTGCGAAAGTTTCCGACTCTTTGAGTTCACCGAGCAATTGCTCAATGTTCATGAAGTCGCCTTCCGCGCCGGAGATTCTTGCGTTTCCGGCCTTGTCGATCACGCGAGCAACTTGCTCGCCGTTCTCTTCAATCAATTTCACTTGCGTTCGGACGTGCGGCATCAACAAATCAGAGTTGCCTTTCGCGCGTCCAATCGCGCCCATAATTTCGTTCGTGACGAGAACATTTTCGAGTTGCGCTTTCAGCTTCTCGTTACCCTGAAGTAACTCCGCTTCTCGCGTCTTATGCTCCGCGACCAATTCCGCTTTGTACTCGTCCCACTTGCCCGCTTGTTTCGCCGCGTCTTCCGCCGCGTCCGTTTGAGCCTTCAACATTTCTTCGTAGGCTTTCACGTCGAAGTCGTCGGGTACTGTCGACGCCTTCGTCTTAAATTTCTTTACCTCTCCGAGCAACTCCGTGTTTTTGCTCTTGAGACCTTCGGTCGCTTTCGAAACCGCCGTGTCAATTTGCTTTTGCAATCCGCCGGTTGCTTCTTTAACTGCTTCCGCGATCGCCGCTTTTACTTCTGGACTTTTGAGATCTACGTCAGGCATTTTCCTATTCCCTCGGGGTCTTGTGATGCTCGCTCGGCGAGCCAAAAAAAAAGACGAACGACTTTCGCCGTTTGTCTTTGCTGAGTTGAGCGCGTCGTTCTTAAAGAACTGGCGTCAACTTGCCTTCGATCAAACACTGAACGCAAATGCGTTGCTTGTGTCCGCCCTCGACGTTCTTTCCGTCTCGGGTCATTGCTCCGACGTTCGCTTCGATCGTTGTCGTCGAATTACAAACCGGACAACTCACTAGAGTATATTCCGGCTCGTGCAAACTTTCACCCGTCGGGCTCCGGTCCGCGCAATGTATCAATTTTAATCGCTTCAAAATATCAACCTTTCGACAAGTATAGACCGCGACTTCGGGAACAAACAACGGCATAAGAAAATGATTCGATCTCGTGCGATACTTCGCGACACGTCAAACGGAGATCACAGCAAATGGAAAGAACGAGCGAGAGTGAACGCCACGAACGGCTCCGACGCGATTGTCGATGGAACACGCCGGAGCGTTTTATCGGCCAAAAAGAGCGCGCAAACCGCGTGAAGTTTGTCGAAATCGAGGAAAATCAGGAACGCTCAAACCCGCGTAAACATTGACCTTCCGAACTTTCTTTCAAAAAGTGTTGCGTTTTGCTTGGCGCACCCAACGGGTAGGCGTACATTCTCAACATTGACCGACCACTCACGAGACCCGACCATGTCAAAAGAATTCACGAAAAACGAACTCGCGACTCTCATCGAAAACTGGGACGGCAAGGGAACGATTTCTTTCCGTCAAGTCCGCGTCCACTCTTGCGGCGCAAAGCAAATGTGTTTGCACGACCGCGACACGAACGAAATGCTCGGCCACCACTTCGCCCCGATCGCCGCTTCCGAAACGTGCGGAACATTCAAACTCTTAACCGACGAAGCCGCCGCCGCAAAAGCAATCGAAGTCGCCGCAAGAAATATCGAATCAACGATCGCGAGATACGAGTCGATTCTCGAAAGTGGTTACGGATCCGACTCTTTCGGTTATCAAGACGGCATCCGAGAAGATCGCGACGAATTGAAAGCTTGCACACCGTCAACTTTCAATCGCGGCAACGAAGACGAAGTCGACGCGCAAATGGAAATCCACAAAGCCAACCGGAAAGCGCGAGGGTTTACATCATGACGCATCCACTCAAAGACGGATTGAAGAACGGCTCGATTCTCGTCGCGTGTTACGGCGAGACGATCCATCTTTACTCGAACACACCGGACGCGATTGCAAGCGTCGAGAAGCAAATCAAGAAAGCGCTTCATCAAGACGGCGTGTCACTCAACCATCGCGACGGCTCGCGAGAGTTCGTCACTCACGATCCGATCGTCGATCTCTCCCCGGAGACGCCAGAGTCCGACCGTTACACTTGGGACAAGTCCGGCGATCGCGTGAAGCACAACACCGTGAAGCACATCGTTCTGAAAGACGGCACTCACTCCGAAGAAATCATCGGAACAACATTCAGGAAATTCTAAGATGGAAAACCCGACGACAACAACGACGATCTTCAGATACAACGACGGCGGTCGCGCCGAGGCCGGCTTCAAAGGCAACGCCGGAGACTGCGTGACTCGCGCTCTAACGATCGCAACCGAACGCCCTTACCGTGAGATCTATGATCGGCTCGCGCACGGCAACGCGACGCAACGGCGCTCGCCGACAGTCAAATCGGCATCGGCCGGAAAGCGCTCGGCTCGAAACGGAATCTTCACGACCCGGAAGTGGTTCAAAGACTACATGAACGAACTCGGCTTCGAGTGGATCCCGACAATGGGTATCGGAACCGGTTGCAAGATTCACCTTCGCTATGACGAACTTCCGAAGGCGCGACTCGTCGTCGCCGTCTCGAAACATTACACGACGATGATTCACCACGTCATCGAAGACACTTACAACCCGGACCGCAACGGTACGCGATGCGTTTACGGGTTTTGGATGCTCCGCTCTTAACCACGAAAGGAACCACGACAATGAAGACACTCTCAAGACAACGAACCACCGAACGCGCCCTTCAGTGGCTTGTCGGTATGGATTACGACGACTGCAATCGCACGATCGATACTTATTGCGCCGAGCGCGGCTTGCTTTGGAAACTCGACGAGCATGGCTTGATCGAATACCGAACGAAAGAAAAGTCGCTTCTTCACCGATCGAACTGGAGCGAAGACGACGAATGGTTTTCGAACGGAATCCGAATCGCATGGTACGACCGACACGAAAGACTGTGGACTTCCTATCTCATCGACTCGAAGAAAAACCAACGCGGACCGGCGGCTTATCACACGAACCGGAACCACTTCGAGCATTGCGAAAGACTCGGACACTTCTCGGACGACGCCAAGACCCTGAACAAGTACATCGAAGACGAAACATATTGATTGCGCTCCGGCCGCTTGCCGGGTTAAGATCCACACTCGACCAACGACCAACGACAAAGGGAACAACCATGAACACGACAACCGCACCAACGATGCTCGACATCGTCTCCGACCTTCACGACGTCGGCGACAACTGGCGCAACTCCTACCGGCAAGACATCGTGCAAAAGCGCCGGCGGAAAGCGAAAGAGATCTCGAAGCTCGCGAAGAAGAAACAGGCTCGCCGTTATCGCGAAGCGCGGATCTTCTCGTGAGTCGCTTCAATACATTGCTTCACGGCGAAGCATCCGAAGCCGCCGACGTCTTGAGCGGCGACGCGACACCGAACCGCGACGAGATTCTTCTCGAACTCCGCGCGGCATTGACGAACGCACTTCGTCGGATCGACCGACTCGAACAAGAGCAACGTTCGCCGCTCAATGTCTTTTGACTTAAAGGAACCCGACTCATGAGACACAACATCACAAGAGCAACCGACGCGCTCGTCACCGTCACGAAGGGACCGTTTGCAATCGCTCGCGGTTGCCGGCTTTGTAACTTCGTCGACGTGCGCCGATGCGGTCGCGGTCGCGGAGCCGGTTTCCGCGAAGGCAACAAGCAACGCGGTCGACTCCATGCGCACATGAAAGAAGCGCACCCGGAAGCACTCGTCGCGACCTGTAAGATCCTCGCGGCCGATGGCTGGCAATCGATACCGCCAAACCTTCCGATTCACCACCTGAAGAAACTCGACCACACCAACCTTGAATTAACCCAACCTAATTAAAGGAACCATCGATCATGAAATCGCAAAACGTTCAAGATCTCTCCGAGTTCATCGCCGGCAAGAAGCGCGGAACGGAACTCGACATCGCAACAAGTCAATATGCCGACGTCACGACGAAACCCGGCTATCGTTTCGACTTTCACTCAACCGCCGCCGCCGTTCGGAGCCTGATCAAGTCCGGCAAGATCTCCGCCGATTACGGTTGGCGGTATTATCGCGTCACCGTTCTGTAACCGAGGGAACCGAAATGATTTACGGACATCTAACAAGCGAAGAAAAACTCGCCGGCGTGAAAGAGACAATCAAGATCGCGACCAATTCTCGGAAGCACGGAAGCGGCCGAAATAATTTCGCAAGCGTCTCGATTCGAACTCTCGAACTCGCGCTTCAATACTTGAGCGACGTCGAAGAAGATCTCGGAGTAATCCGAGAAAAGCTTCGAGTTCGCTCACCATTCACCGACAAGGGAGAACCAAAGTCATGAAGAACCCAACGAAATCACGACTCATGCTCAACAAGCTTTGCGGTTACGCGATGGCAAGCGCACAACAAAACGATTCGATCGACGATCCGATCGAAGGCTTCGATCTTACAATGCGAGAAGTCATCGAAGAAGCGGACGCGGTCATCAAGTACGCCGACGTACCACCGTCATATCGAGAATTGCTCGTAATCGCCGCCGCCGAGAAAGACATCAAGACGTTAGCCGGCGCGCGAGAACTGAAGCGGTTAACCGAAGAGACGATTCTCGATCTCTTGACCGGTTTCACGAAGCGCACCGGAATGCCGGTCGATCACGTCGGCATCGAGTACGACCGAAGCATGAGTTTCGACAACGGAGTGAGCTTCACCTATGCGGCGATAAATCTTAACGTCTCATTGGACGACGAATCTCGGTAGATCGTTGAACGAAAAACGCGGAGCCCGATCACCGGGTTCCGCGTTTCCGTTTCTTTTCTCATACGCGTTCGCGTATGGATTGGTTTTATACGCTTTCGCGTATCGCTTAAAACGACCAACCAAACGTAAAGAGATCTTGACCCATGTTCGGCGGCCTTGATCCGCCGACCGACCCGGATCCCGCGCTCGACCAATGTCGAAAGTTCAACGTCGCGTGATCGCCGATCTCGTATCGAATCAAAAGCGAAAACGTGAACTCACTCCCGACCGCGCGGCTCGTTCCGTTCCAGTACGCGACGCCGAGACCGAGCCCGAAGTTCTCGGAGATCCGAACGTTTCGGTACGCTTGAACCATTGCCGTTTGCGGAACGCGCGTGAGCGGCTCCGTTCGAGGCACGACCCATTGTTCGGTAAAGACACCGATCCCGATTGAATATTTATTCGCAAACGTCTCCGTCAATAAAAGCGCTTGACCTTCCGAGTAATCACCCGACAAGAATCCGACGCCGAGTTCGACTTGAACACCGGGCTCGACCTCGGCCCGCGCTTCATGGCAAAAGCCAACAAGCACCAACACGACAAACGCCGCGACAATATATTGCGGTTTCACGACGGCTTCGAAGCGCCGCCAAAGATTCATTTTCACTTGATCATCGCTCATTTTTTCGGTTCTCCCTTCGTTGGTTAAAACAGTATCTCCGAGAAATCTCGGATGCATCGAGCGCGCCTCATTTCATGAATTGACGGTATAGAATTCCGGCGCGTCATTCCAACGCTATCCGAATAAACAACCCAATACGCATCGCAACGATGTTTCTCCGGCAAGTAAATTTCTTCGTAATAATCAACGCGATCATATTGCCGCATTTCTCGCGCCCGCTCCCACTCGGCGAGTTGCTCCGGCGTCGGCGTTGCGCACGAAACCAAAAACAAAACCACGACCACAAACGAAATCTTCACCGCTCGCCCTTTCTCCGAAGAGGGTATTACGGGCTCGAATAGGGGTAAAACCATCCGAGAAATACCCCTATTCGTGAGAGCCCGATTTCTTCTTGTCTGAAGCTTTAAGCTTATCCGCCGATCGCGGCAAAAGCTTGCGCTTCTCTCGCGGCGAGTTGTGCGAGCGTGTAACTCCGGCCGGAAGCGTCGACGAAACGATCGAGCGTCACGCCGCCATCGCGGAAGAGTTGCGCTTTCGTTTTGCCAAGCACGTCGTTCTGAAATTTGTTCCCTTGTCCCTTGAGCCAAGTTTGATAAGTCGTCTTCGCCGGAACCGGACCCGACATCGAGGCGCGCTTCGCCGGCGTCAACTCTTCTTTATCGATCCCCATTTCTTTCCATGACTTCGTGACCGGTGACATCGCGGATCGGCAATTGATATGTTGCGGCGGCGTCGGTCCCTCGGCCCTCACCTTGTAAAAGTTGCCGTCCAAACTCATGCAAATATCAGTTGTCCGACCATCGAGCGTCGCGACGTATTGCCAGCCGGCAAGAACGTCCGTGTTCTTGTTGATCAGGTTTCGCCGCGCCGTACTCATAAGATGATTGACCGAAGTTCGAACGATGGCTTCGGCGTGTCTCCGGTGAATTCCCATTACGCCGTTTTTGTATCCGGCCGCACGAGTTCCGCGCAACCGACTCACGATCGCCGCGTTCGTCTCTCCCTCGACGACGCCGATCCGAATTGCGTCGTTGATCGCCCGGATCTTGTTCGCCTCAAGATCTTTCATCCAGTTTTTGAAATACTTTCCCTGCATTGGCGTCGTCATCGCCGCCGAGTAAACAGTCCCGGCCGCCGGCACGACGGCTTCGAAGTCGACAACGATCGCGGCCTCGATTTGCCGCGCCATGAAGTCGAGTTCATACGTCGCGAACGAAATAAACGTCTTGCGCAGAGCCGCATTGAACGCCCCGTAGCCGGCTTCGTTTATACCCCTTAGCCCTGATAGCAGTTTTTCGAGTCTTGCCCGCTGATAAGGCGTCCGGGCTCCGGGCAGGTTCATGGAGCGAAGGCGTCGCAAAATGTCTTGATCGGTCTTATTGATCAACGCGAGCATTTGCTTCACGACGCCGGTCGTGTATCGCGTCACATAAATTGAATGTTTAATCGACGAATCGCGAAGAAGCTCGTTGACGGTCTTCGGCATTATTCGATCCGGGCAATGATCGCGGCTTCGCCGAGTCGCGTCAATTCGTCAACCGTTCCGATGTTGTAAACCGTTACCGAAATAAGTTCGCGCGAGATCCCATCTTCGGAAACATGATCGGCGACCTTCTCGATCTCCGGCCGCTCGACATTCACAACGATTCCGCCTTCGGCGAGAATTGCCCGCGCTTCATTATCGAAACGAATATCAGCGACAACCGCGAACGGTCGACCGGCGCTCTTCCATTTCGAGAAAAGCAACTTCACCCAAACGTCGGAGCAAATCATATTCCGCCCCCAATCGGTCCCGAGCGTTTGCATCAACTCACGCGGCGAGATCCCGAGTTCGAAATCGACTTGCTCTTTCCAATTGCGGTCGAGCCATTGCTCGCCGGTAAAACCGAAGGCCGCATTCAACGCGGCTTTGATCGGATCCGCAAACGACAACGGCGTCGCGAAGTACGCCGACGAAAAGAAATCCGCAAGCGTCGTTTTGCCGGATCCGGCGCAACCGGTTATTCCGATAATGAGACCCGGTTTCATTCCTCTTCTTCCTCTTCTTCCTCTTCTTCCTCTTCTTCAACAATGACGATTGTCTCGTCTTCGTCTTCGTCGTCGTCGTCGAGATCTTCGTCGCCGAGTGGCGGCGACGGATTCTTGAGCGCCTCTTCTTCGAGTTCGGCTTCGTAATCCTCGACGTCGGTTCCGGCGGTTACAATTTCGCCGGCAACCAAGTTTTCGAACAGCGTTCCGTAAGTGATCACGCCGCCTTGCCAACTCGCGACGAGTTCTTTCAGATCCGCCGAAGAAAGACGCGCCGGGAAAAAGTCGGTGTTCGCGGCGAACGTGACATCGTCACCGGTTCCCGACATCCACAACGAAAGCCAGTTGAGCGCAATCGTAAAGCCGCGACTCACGTTCGAGGCGATCGATCCGAGAACGGACGCTTCGCCGGCTTGCCGAAGCTTGATCGTCTCGGCCGCTTCCACGCCGGCACGATTCGAGTCGATCAGTTTCGCGCCGAGTTGAATCATTTGCTTTTCTTTCCGATCGAGAGCGCCCGCCATCGCCCCGAGATCTCGCGTCGATTCGAGCATATCCGCCGTCGATCCGGTAGGTAAGAGCCAAGCAGTTCGAGACCCGACAACAAACGAGCCTTTGTGCTTCTCGATGAATTGATTGTCGAGCCCGGTGATTACCGGCGTCGGTTGTCCAACCATGAACAACGAGTCTTCGTAGTCCGCCGAGTTCCGATAGTGCCCGACGTTTACGTTCGCGATGTCGAGAAGCGGCGGCTTGTCGACGCTCGACGTATTGTCATTCGAGCCGACGAACGTAAACGGAATAAAGTCGAGCCGCTCGCCGTTCGGAAGCGTCGGTCGGTATTCGGTCGCGTCGCCGATCTCACCGTCGGCGTCTTCTTCGAAGAGTCGCACACGATAACCGGCCGCGAGTTCTTCCGACTGGTCTTCGAGATCCAATACGCGATAAAGCGTCGCGTCTTTAACCTCGAACTCGTCGTCGCCTTCAACTTCGATCGTCTCTTTCAAAACAACTCGCGCCAATTGGTAAACGCTTCCGACTTGCCGATAAGACCAATTGATAATTGACTCGGCCGAATAAACATAGAGCCGAGCTTCGGCATTGAGAGCGCGCTCTTCGTCGAGACGCTTCGCTTCAGGGACCGAAGGCATATCGACCATGATCCCGACACGTCCGAGATCGATCACTTCGCTCGATGCATCTTTCGCGAGTTGTTCGAGCGGTGTTCCTTTCCCGTCCGAATCATCGTTCAAATACTCGATGGCGTTCGGAAGTTCAACCGTCGGCGGTTTCCGAAAGATCGAGCCAACCATCCCGGCCGAAGTCTTGCTCGTCGCGTCGAAGAACTGAGCGCGTTCGACGTAACGCAAATAATCGTCGTCGTCACGTCCACTCGGTTGCGGAAGATACTTCACGCCGCCGGCTTTGATCGCTTCTTCTCCGTTGATCACGTCGCGCATTTTCTCCCACGAGTTCGCGCGATCGGAATAATCCGGGTGCGTTGCTTTAACTGTCATGATTTCATTCCCTCAAGTAGTCCAACCTATTTCGATCAATTGCGGCTCTTGCGGTTTCTCACGAAGCAACCGATAGCGGGTCATATCTCCGCAATGATCTTCGGCTTCGGAATCCGCGTCGTCCGGGTTCTTGTCGTCGCGCGGTAACACCGGGACGGTTCGAATCCAATTTCGGCAAGTGTTGAAAACATAGAATCCGGGCTCTTCTCGATTGCCGCGTTTTGCGGCGAGCAACATCGAGCGAAGTCGGTCCCAACCTTGAACGCGTGATCCCTTGCCCTTGTAACTTGCCAACCATACCACGCCGTTCCGCGACATTTCGTCCGCGTAACTGTCGCCGTTTATCACGTCGAAGATCGAGGCATCGGCCGGTCCGTCGTAAATCATCGTCCCTTTCTTCAACAAGCGCGGACACAAGCCGGCTTCGACTTCTTTCACGCGCTCGCAAATTTCTTTGTTCGTATGCTTCACGCCGACATCGGGTTTTCCGTTGTACCCGTAAAGCTCGGCGATATGAAAGACGGTCCCGCGCGGGAAGTGCTTCTTCGTTTCCGTTCCATCTTCGTTCGTGATCGTCGCCGGCGAGCCGTCGCTCTCGGCAAACCATCCCGCCGAATACGGTTTCGAGGATCCCCAATCGAACGCACGATCGACGCGCCACGACGCCGGGATCTTGAACGGCGCGATCTCGTGAGTGGTCTCGTCGTATGCGCCTTCGAGGATCCCGCCGGCCGAGATGTTCCAGTCGCCGAGGATCCATGCCTTCCGCTTGTTCGGATCCTCGACGCTCCGAAGCGTGTTCAAATATTCGTCGGTGAGATACGGGTTTTCGGAGATCGAGCCAAAGATCCGAACGCGCGTTTTGTTCGTGTCGGGATCGAGAAACGGAATCCCCGGCGGACTGTTATCAATGAAGCGAAGCTTCACCCATCCGTGACCTTTACCCCACGGATTCGCCGACGCTCGGACCATGCACGGAACGCGCGGATCTCCGCAACGACAGACGGAGAACATCGTCAAGTAAAAGGCCGGCGACGCCCAATTCGTGAGTTCTTCGAAACCGAGAAACGGGATCTCGTGTCCGTGATAATTCCAATAATCGTCTTCGTTTTTGCCGGTTCGGAATGAGAGTTCTTCGCCGGTCTTCCACACCCATTTGTAATCCGATTTCGAAGCAAGCCATCGAACGTCGTTGCCGAATATTTCGTAGAACCACCGCTTCGACTTCTTGACGAGATCGTCGAGTTCCTTGTACTCGCGCCGAAAGATCACGCCTTGCCATCGGTCGCCGTAACCGAGCCCGACGCGCTGCGCAAAGCACATCAACATCGAGTCGGTTTTTCCCGGCCCCCGAGTTCCCTCGTACAAAACTTCGAAATGCGGGCAATTCAAGAAGAGCCGTTGAGAGCCCTCTAGAGCCGTCCAGACGCCGGCGGAAACCGGCAATGGTGCGACAAGGCTCTCCGTCGTCGCGGCTATTGCCGGTCCGTTCACGTCTACTCGCCGCCGGTCCCGCTCTTCATGATCGCTTGTTGACGCGCCGCCGCTTTATTCCATGCCTCGACGTCCATCCCGATCGGAACGATCAAGCCGCCTTCGCCCGGTGTGACCGTGTGCTGAGTTTCGACCTTGTCGCGCCAGTCATCCGGCCGGCGATTCTTGAGCCAGAAAATACACGCGGTCGTGTCCGGCGGATAGTGCTTGATCGTGTTCGCTCGACAAACGTCGCCCCACCGATCGAAATGGATCTTCTCTTCTTCGTGTTCGTAACCGTTCGCGCGCTGAAAGAGTGACTTCTCGACCCGATCGTCGGCGACCGCTTTCCCAAGCTTTAGGGACTCAAAAAACTTCGCGTGAGATTTCTTCCAGTTGTTGAGCGTTGTCTCGGTAACGCCGAAGAACTTCGCCATTTGCGCATCGGTCGCGCCAAGCTCGGCGAGTTGCTTCGCTTGCTCTTGAAACTCGGGTTTGAACTTACTCGGGCGGCCGCCTTTCTTCTTCGTCTTCTTCTTCGCGGCTTTCTTCTTCGTCTTCTTCGACGGACGCTCGACACGAACCGCGCGCTTCTTCGCGACTTTCTTCACGGCGGCTTTTGCCGTTCGCTTCGTGACCCGTTTCTTCTTCGGCTTCGCTTTCGGCGCACTTCGGACTTTGCGCTTTGCCGGACTCTTCTTCTTCGTCATCTTTCTGGTTCTCCCTGAGAATCAGCGACGACGTTTACCTCGGGTAGCGTTCGCCGCTCAATGCGTTTTGACCGAATCCGGCGGACTATCCGCTCGGGCTCCGATCGCTTTCTCGATGCGCATTGAGACCTTTGCGCCGAACAGGGATCCGCAAACGGTTCCAACTACGTATGGCAAGAGTAGCCAGTAAGACAAGTCGGCAACCACGAGTTGACGCATTGTCAAAAACCATATGCCGTTCGAGAAGACCGAGCAAATTGCATGGTATCCGGCCTTGTCTCGATTGCGAGATCTACTCACCATAGTAAACGAAACATTCTGAACAAACGCGAGAATTAGAATAAAGAAGAAGACCTTCATAGCATTTGCACGATTATCGAGACGAGTTGATCAAGCGAGATCCATACCGTTGCGACCAATGCGAAGCCGAGAAACGCGGCGACGATTGTTCGGGCATAGCCCAACACCTGAAGAAGAAATTCGAACGGCTTGCGCTTCGAATCGTCCGTCAATGGATAGGACGGACCATCGTAAAACTCAACGACGCGAGCTTGAGACTTGTATGCGTCAAGCGCTCGCCCGAGCGAACTCTTTATTTGTTCGAGCGTCTCGACTCTTGCGGTTTGAGTGGCAACCGCTTGCCGTAAAAGTTCGATCGTCGTGTCTTGATCGTCGATCGCCCGGTGAAGCATATCGGCGTGAACGTGATCGAGCGCGCAATTGAAAATCTCTTCGAGCTTCTCGTGCATTGCTTTGGTGTTCATTTTGTAAACCTTAGTTGCTGTTCCGGTCGCGGCGTTCGGGCGATACTGCCTCGGCCTATTTCATGAGATACCGGCTCGCGGCCGGAGCCATGCCTTTGCCAACTTGTCCGCCACTGGACGGATTGAGCCGCCATTTCAGAAGCGGAAAAACGATATTTCTTCATGACGGCTTGCGCTCCCCGGTCTCGAACGCTTCGCGCCCGTCCATTGCGTTGTGAATCCAACAACGCGGATCCTCTTCGTCTTCCGTGGGATGACACCAACACTCGGGCGAAAGCTCGTGATCGCGAAGATCGTCCGTCGGGGTAAGATGATACTCGGGCGGCGGTAAGTCGCCGCAAACTCCGATCACTTTCCGCGATCCTTGATAATCCGGTGACACTTCTCGCACCGCATATCGTAACGACGATCGCAAGATCTCAAAGTAACGGCCGCCGGAAACGTGCGGAACTTGCGATAGTGATTCGCATGGAACATCGCACACCATAGGCGCGAGATCGGACTCACTCTCCGGGCTCGCTTCGAAGCAAGATCATCGGTTCGTCTTGTTGGGATCCCGGCGGAGCGCGTTCAACCTCGGCGAGAAGCTCGGCGTCGCCGTCAATTACGATCATTACGACCGCATTCGGATCGGCCACTTTCAGGATCGCTCGTAGTTCTCGAACGATCATATTCGCCGCCTTCCCTGATAGACACGAATATAATTCCAGACGTCGCGATCGCCGAGTCGATCAACGACACAACCAATCGAGCGAGCATAGGTCCGAAAATAAATCATCCGTTCAATTCCTGACAGGCATCGGAAACCACGAGCGCGTATTTCGTCGCGGCCTTCCGGTCGTCCGGGTGTCTTCGCGTCTTTGTCGCGCCGACCTGAAGCTTCGATCGGATCTCTTTCGAGAGTTGCCAAAAACAAGCGGCGCAAAATACCTTGTCCGTCTTGCTCTCGCACCCGTTTGCGACGCATCGCCTTGTCGTGTTCTCCGAATCCATTCGGAAAGGATAACAGCGAACGCCGTCACTTATTGCCGCCCCGAGCCGAGCGAGCTTTCGAACTCGCTTGATTGCGCGTGATCCCGAGTTGAGCCGCGATCTCCGAATAAGTGAATCCACGCTCGCGTAAACGAATCACGGACTCTCGCAATTCCGCTTCTCGCACTTTCTTGATTCCGGGTCTTCCGTTCATTCGGCGAACGTCCATTCGATTGCGACCGCATCTTGACCGGCGTTCCACGAACCGTGAGTCGACCACGCCGGCGAATGGTAAGCGACCAACGAAAGGCGATCGCTGATTTCGTATCGATAAGTCAAAGCGTCGCCGTCAAAGATCCCGGTCTCAATCCGGGCTCGCATTGTCGGGTTCGGGTCGACCGTATACGGCGCGATGCACATATATCCGAAGCTCATGATCAGGACCATTGTCGCGACGAGTCCAACAATCGGATACTTCGGAAGAATGTCTCTCCCAATGTCCGACGAGATCGACACGAAAAGCGCGAAGCACAAGACGGCAACCGGGAACGCGAAGAGCAACGCCGGCGACGTCAAGTCGATAATTGTATTTAACGGGAGATAGTCATTCATCAGTCATGTTCCTTTTGGTATCCATCGTAGAAAGTGATTCCAGACGTCGCCCGAACTTACTCGATCCGGCGTGTAATGTCCATGATAAAACGGCCAATCGTGAGACGACCAGAACGTGAAGCGAATGCGCCCGTCGTGAAGTCGAGACTTCGTCGCCCAATAGCGAAAGCCGTCTCGATACACGACGAAGCGGCGTTTCATTTTGCTTCGAGATCCTTGATCGCTTTCTCAAGAGCGCCGTAATACCCGACATTGTAAATTTCTTCTTCGTTTGCGACGAACGTCTTTGCGGCCTCGATGACGGCGGTCATCTTCTTGAGAACTTCCGCGCGCTTCGGACATTGCACGACACGCTCGAACTTTTCGAGTTCCTCGATGCGTTGAAGCAACTCGTCCCGATGTTCCTCGATATTATCGGCGCGCCTTGCGGCAACTTTCAAAAGCGCATTGTCGGCTTCGAGATCCAAGATCTCCCCGATCTTTTTGGCATAAAGATTTTGCCACCAAATCTCGTTTTTGTTGTACGACTCTTCGAGTTCCTTGATCCGTTCGCCTTGCTCTCGCAAAGTCGTCGCGCAATTGTGAAGCGCTTTCTTCGTCACGTCCGCTCGGCCGGATGCGGTCGCCATAATTTCGAGAAAGGCGATTCGAAATTCGAGTCTCTCTTCTTCGGTATTCATACCGGCAACGTCCCGATAAGCGCACCAAAGAAAGCCGAGACCGCCGTTATTACGATTAACCAATGCGGCGCTTTATGCCATATCTTGTTGACGTCTTTTCGGAGTCGAATGTTTTCGGAGACGAGCGCATCGAGCTTCGTTCGCTCAACCGACACAAATCTTTCTTTCTTTGCCATGAGTTTTATTCTCCCGTTACAGTTAAGCCGACGGCGCTCGCCGCCTTCGTGATCTCTTCACGCGCTACCGCGATCGACTCGCTCTCCGAATACGCGCTTTCCAATCTTTCGATAAGTTCCTTTGTTCGCTTCTCGACCGAATGCCACGACGAGAGCGCTCCGCCGATTCCATGATCGGCGAGCGTCTTTTGCAGAATACTGAGAACGAGCGGATTCTCTTCGATCGCTTTATTAACGATCTTCTCCGCATCGCTTTTCGCTAACGACATAATTGTTTCGACGTGCTTGCGAGCCTCAACGACGGCGCGTTCGGCCGTTGTGCTGTCGTACAAATACTTCGCAATCCGTTCTCCGAGTTCGTGTCGCTCTCGTGATGCGCGACTAAATGATGACGCTCTCGGCTCCGGCTTCGAGTTGCGGTTACTGAGCTTAAATAACAGCGCGAGCCACAAGAAGCGATCGAAGTTATCGACGTGATCGATCGTCGGTTTCTTCGAGTGTCGCCAACCGTTCTCGGACCGAACAATCAAGCCGGCCTTTTTCGGAAGTTCGGCTTTGTTGATCAATCCTTTCGGAACCGCGAACGTGACCGACGCGGCGGCGTCGTAATATTGCGCCCATTTCCCCGACGTCACATCGGAAAGAAAATCGGAGCGATGCGTCTTCACTTCGTATGCGGCCGGGTTCCATCGGTTGTAAGTTTTGTTGATCGTGAGAACGTCCGGTCGCGGAGATCCCGCCGGCCCGATCAACTGATCGCGAAAAACAATCCGACCTTGCCGCTCGAAATGCTCCGCGAGATCTCGCAACAAAGCGTTGTGATTCCAGTCCGTCATTTCATCGATTCCCGAATGACCGTCGCAAACTCTTCGGCGCTCAACTCGACCATGACTCGCCACGGTTCGTGAGAGCGTCGATATGCAAGCGCCGGTCGTTGGCCGATCGTTGCCGCGCTCTTCTTCGTTTGTCGCCACCATGAGTTGATGCGCAGTTCTTCGCAACGCTTAACCTCGACGGCGAAGCCTTCGATCCCGTTCAAGTCGTGACCTTCGTCGCGCTCTTGTCCGAGTCGTCGGACGACACGATGCCCGAGCCAGTCCGCCATGATCGCGGCGAACTCACGTTCTCCGCGTTGGCCTTTTGCTCGTGACGCTTTACCCATCGTCGCCGGCTCTCGGATCTTTCGGCCAAAGTTTCCGGTCGAGATATTTGTCTTCGACTTCGCGCATCACCATTCGGGCGATACCCCAACCGATGAGACACAAAACGGACGCAATGCCGATCCAAAAAACCACCACAATCGAGCCGAGAAGTGCTAACAGAAAAAAGAAAATATCAACCATGAGAAAGGTACTCCTGTGGGATGTTCAAAATAAATCCGTCACCGACATGAACCAAAAGCGCGGCGGGTGAGATCTCCGACCATGACGCGAATCCCATTCGTTCGCGAATGCGCTCACGAGACCATCGCTCAAGATGCTTCACTCGTTGCCGATCAATGAATTCTTTTCCGCCGATCCCCGACTCGCCTTTCGAGTGTTGCAATTTGTGGTGAAAGTCGCACATCGGAACCGCCGAATACTCCGGCTTGATTCCCGTTCCCGCCCCGCTCGCAATTCGTCGAACGTGCGCCGGCACGATGTCGCCTTCGTGTTTCTTGCCGGCGACGACGCAACACTTTTGCGACTTCAACCATTCGAGATAATCAGAGTCGCGTCCGGCCATTTTCCAGACCTCAACCCGACGAAAGAACCCAACTTGAACAAGCCACTTCGCGAACTGTCCGTGGTCGCCCTTCGACTTCTTCTTCGGCGGATCCGCGAATGCCGTTTTTTGTTGGTGGGCTCGAACGACTTCGTCCGAAAGTTTTGCGACCGCCATCGGATCCCCGACGTCGGGAAACAAGTCGAGAAAGAGTCGGCGATCGTTTGGTTCGACATCGATTTGAACGCGGAGCGTTCCATCGACTAATTCTTTCGCCGGTCGTCGCGTGACGATCAAAGCGCTTTGTTCGTTTTCGTTACTCATTGAAAAAGTTTCCCTTGTCCCTTCTACTGTGAACCGCTCGCCGCCGGCGTCTTATTCGCGGAACGATGGCGAGATCGTATTCGTCGCCACGACGATCGCGCGCAACGCTACCGATCGCGCTCGTCATGTTGCGAACCCAATCGGGATCAACGCCGAGAAGTTCGCAAATAAACTGAAAGCCGTCGGTCGTGAAATATCCGCGAGCATCTTTGACAACCTTCGTCGCGCTCGCAACGCCGGCGGTCGATTGAAGATGCGCGTCGAAGACGGCTTGCTCAATGATCGCGACAAAGAGTTGCGCTTCCGGTCCGTCGTAAGTTGCCGCGCCGAGAATTGCTCGACGCATTGCGGCCTTCGCTTCGTACAGTGACGAAAGGCTCTTTCTAATCGGCATCGTTCGCGTTCTCGGATTCAAACGAACCGCAAACCGTCGGATGCGGCGTCGCATCTTTCTGGCAAAACAAGTCGACGAGACCGTCTTCTTCCGACATATACGAACCCGAATGTCGACACGATCGACACGTTAACTCGGGCGACTCGATCACGACGTCTTCGATTGCGTCGACGGAAATATATTTCTTGTTCATGCCGCAACCAACCGGCAACCATGCTCCGAAGTCGAATGCGGAAGAACGAGCAAATTCCCGGCCGCATCTTTTTGAAACGCGGGATCGTCCGAATAATGCTTCAGTATTTCGCGGAGATCTTTCGACGCGACTTTGATCTCCGTAATTTGCGGAGCCTGAAGCGCGTTATGCGCGGCCAACATCATCAACCGATATTTGTACTTTCGAAATTCAATTGCGTTCAACTCATTACTCCCAATTGTTCGCCGTCTTCGAAACGGATTGCGACAAGCCGAGCGCCCGGAAACGCGCTCAAGATCTTATCAATAAAATTGCGGTCGCGCTCCGACAGTTTCGCGCGGACTCTCGCGCGTTCTTCGTCTCGCGATCGCTCTTGCTTGACGGTCTCGGCTTTCGCGATCTCCGTCGATTCCATTACGTCACGGAGTGGCATAGCGGAATTCCATTCGGTGAAACGTTTGCGTCGGTCCGTTGAACATCACGGTTCCGGCCCAACCAACGAGCCCACCGCGAAACTTGAGAAACCCGATCTCAACTTCGCGCGTTCCGTTGTCGTTCGTTTCGAGCGGACCGTGAAGCGTCATGACGATGTCCGCATCTTGTTCGATGTTTCCAGAGTCGCGGAGATCCGAGAGTCGCGGCTTTCGTTGTTCGCGCTCAACGCTTCGGTTCAACTGGCAAAGAAGCATCACCGGAATATCAAGACGCTTCGCGAGGATCTTCAGGGCTCGGGTAATCTCGCCGAGACCGTCGTTCCGATTGAGTCCTTTCTCGACTTCGATCAACTGTAAGTGATCGACGATGACGAGTTGAATATTATGCTTCCGCGACCATTCCGTGATTCGCCCAACGATCCCAGAAAGCGAGAACGTGTCTTCGTCAATATGGATCGAGAGCGACTTCACCTTTTCCATTTTCTCCCGGTCGTCCGAGATCTTCCGCGTAAGAGCCGCGACGGTCTTTCGGTCGCCGGCGGCTAACGCCGTGTTGTTCACGCCGTACTGGTGAGCGAACGCACGAACCGCGATCTCGCTCGCTCCCATTTCGAGCGACATGATCCCGACGCCATAACCGACCGCCGCCGCCGCTTGTGCTGCCTGAAGCGCGAGCGATGTTTTTCCGAGTGACGGACGCGCCGCGAGAATGATCAGTTTCCCGCCGGACAATCCACCGAGCCGGCGAT